ATATTTAATAATTTATAGTATAAGTAATAAGATAAAGAAAAGGACTGCGATTGGCGCCTCCCCTGCAACTCCCTACCGGGCCGGCCCTCTCTGAAATTCAGACTCCCCGATCCTGCCAGACTCCCCGACCCTCGCTGTCTGAAATTCAGACTCCCCGACCCTGCCCGTTCCCGCTGTCTGAAATTCAGACTCCCCAAATTGCAGGCAGCCGAAAGCCGGCCAGGCAGCCAGGCACACGGACACACACAGGCACACGGACACACACAGGGGCACTGACAAGCGCACTCACAGTGTGAGTGCGCTTGTCAGTGCCCCTGTATCAGCGGGCGACTGCCTCTATCTCAGCGTGACGGGCCGATACCATCTGCTCAAATTGGGACGGCGAATCGACGCCATCAAACGAACGGATGACGGCATAGACAATGCCGAACGAGAGAACGATTGCGCGGAGCATGGCGATTTCCTTTTTTGGGCGGATTTTCATGTGGCTGTCTGAAATTAAGACAGCCACATGAAAATCCGCCGGCTCAAGGCCGGCGGTAGATTAGGCGGCTTTTTTGGCTTTGCCTTTTTTGACGACAGGGGCATCTACGATGGCGACAGCTGCAAACTCGCCAGCGTAGGCCGCGAACATCAGCTCAAAGGTGGCGCGATCGGCGCAGCGACTAGCTAACTCGGCGATCAGTACGTCGGACGGAATCGCCGACAGCGGATTACGGCCGGCGTCCTCGCCGCCTGCCACCATGCCAGCGCCAAGCTGGTCAACTTTGACGCCATTTTGCGCAGCATCCGTACCGGTCGCGGCTGCGGTGACTACTTTCGGGGCAGGTACTGGTGCGGCTGTAATCGCATAAATACCGGTGCTGCGATCGCATTTAATTTTAACGCCGCATCCGGCGCCTACGATCCGACGGAAGCAATCGTCCAACCAATTTGTTATTGATCTTTTTTCCAGCGCATCCGGCGTCGCGTCGCGCAGAATGGCGCAATGGTTCGCGAGTATTGGGACGATTGCGTTAGCCACGTCAATGCCGGACATATCGTGCAACAGTGTAGTGATTAGACTGGCGATCGCTTTCTTTCCTTTACCTGCGGCGATAACGGCGGCAGTTATACCGCGCAAAGTGGCGGCAATTTCCTCGCCGGCGGAATCGTCAACGGGGCGGGTAAAATCATCAAGAAAGGAAAGGACTGCGGCACGCTCCGCGAGAATGCGATTTTCTAATGCGTTTTTGTTGGTTGCCGGTACGTGTTCCATTTTGTTTCTCCTGTCTGATATTCAGATAGTTAGTGGATGATGGGGCAAGGCACAGCTATGGTGCGACTGCTCACGTCGGCCCGGTGGCCAGAACGTGAGGTAACTATAACAAAGCATAGGACTATTGCATAAGATTTTATTTGCATAAGAGGCACCCCCGGTATGACTTTTTGGTTATAAGGGAGCCTGGCCGGGTTACACAGCCCCCTCACACAAACCCCGCCCAAAATTTTCCCCAAACTGTACAATGTACCCATGATTCTCCTCCTCCTCGCCCACAACCGCCTCGACGCCGCCCGCCACGCGCCGGGCCCCGACTTTGTCCTCCTCAAAACCGCCGACGATCTCAAGGGTTACAACTCCGTCAACGCCCGCCTCCTCGTCACCGACCACGCCTACCTCCACCCCCGCTTCACCGAGATCCTCCAGGCCGCCCGCCGCAGGAATCTCCAGCCCAATGCACCCTACCCCGACAAGGACCTGCGCCAGGACACACGCGGCCCGAAACGGGGCAGACGGTGGGATGATTGACGGCGGGAACCGCGCTACGGTAGGATGGAAATGAAACTCATCCTACCGTACCGGAGTAACCGACATGCCTTGCCCCAAACCGACCTACCCCCCGTGCCGTTTCGCTGAAGGCGACAAAGTTCAATGGAGCTCGCAGGCGCAGGGTCAGGAAAAGACCAAGTTCGGCACCGTGGTGAAGATCGTCAAAGGCGGTCGCCGCCCCACCGGCCTGACCCGCCTCGCCAACAAGTACACGCTGATGTTCAACGTCTACAGCCCGAACGTCCGCACCGCAGACACCGCAATGGTGGCCGTGGCCCCTCCCGCCGGCAGCAAAGCCAAGCCGAAGCTGTACTGGCCGCTGGACTCGCTGCTGAAGGCGGCGTGACATGGACCGCCAGACGCTGAGATTCAGCCCGGGAGAGGGCCTGCCTCTGGCCCTCTACGTGGGCCAGGTCAGGCTGAACGGCCACTGGAAGATGGCCGACGGCGGAGTGGTCGTCTACCAGCGGGTGTTGGACTTCGAGCAGGTCCTGCGGCCCGGCGACACCCTTCACCTGCATGTCAGCTACGAGGAGCTGGACGGCGCGGTCGAGTTCGAACCGTCCAAGGTGGCGGGCCTGGAGGCCGAGAAGCTCCTGCCACTCGGCAGTTGGGCCCGCCACCCCTCCACCGGCCTTGTTGGCGTAGTCCACGGCCGCGCTGTTTACCTGGAGGGCACGCCGATGCTGTACCTGAAGGCCGACGACGGCACCGGGAACTGGGTGGAAGAGTCTGAGGTCGAGCCGGTAATGGAAGAGTGCGGCCAGGGATAGCCCTTCCCATAACCTCCTACGGTACGGTATGATGTCCGAAACCCGACCGTAGGAGCCACCTGTGACAACCTTTCTGATAATCCTCTATGCCGCAGGCATTCTGCCGGCGTACTTCCGATGCCGGGCCCACAGCGGGGCAAGGCCGGGCTACGACCCGACCGCGATCGTAGTCGGCTGCGTGCTCGTCAGCCTGCTCTGGCCCCTGGTAGGTATCCTGCGGGTCGTCGACCGGGTGTTTGACCTCATCTTCCCTGCGCCTAAGGGGTGAGCGATGACAGTAATCTGGGCAATCTTCTACGTCATTGGCGCGGTACTGGTCTGGTCGAACCTGGTCACTTACCCCACGCCGATCGCGATGGCCTACCGCCTTAAACACCCGATGGGCGCGGTCCTCATCAACCTTTCCGTAGCCCTGTCATGGCCGCTCATCGGCCTGTACATCATCGTTATGGGGCTTACCGACATGCTCATCAGTCACTGGAGAAAGTAAATGGGTCCTGTATACCCGAAGCCAGACTACTCGAAACCACTGTGGGTCAAGCTCCCCGCCTGTGAGGTTCTGACGCACGAGAGCGTAGACCCGTCGACCCGGGTGAGGGTCTACGAGACGAAAGTCCCCCGCCTGTTCACGGTGATCGTCGATGCCCGCCGGATCACCCTGATCGAAGAGCACAGGGACTCCCGTTTCTCGATCGTCAGCTATCTGGAAACCGACGAAACCCTCCGCCGCTTCACGGTGAGGATGCCGGCGGAGGAAGTCTGGAAAAGCCTGCCATGACCTTCCGCGCGCAGTGGAACTCCCGCACCGGCCTTACAGTGACTGGGCAGCATGGGGCGACGCAGGCGCGTCGCTGGCGGGTAGAGGTAAAGGCCATCTACCAGTTCACTGTGCAGGAGGCGCAAGCCGTGATCGACGGCGAGACGTACGAGCAGGGCGCCGTGGTGCTGCGCAAGGAGCAGTGGGTTTGGCCGATGTCGGAGAAGCGGTTTTTCATCTCCGTGCTGGCCGATCGGGTGCAGGCAGAGCTGATGACGAAGCTGCACCCGGGGGAAGTGTTGAAATACGCTGAATTTGTCGCATTTGGGCGCTGATATCGACAAGAAAATGGAAGTTTCACCTCATTTTCTTGTCGATATCAGGCTATTTTTGCCCAACTTTTAAGGCAAAACCATGAAAATCCACCCCTATACAGCGGCTAAAATGGCCCGAATAGCGGCCGAATTGGAAGGCAAAACGCGGTACGTTGGCCGTCCCTGTTACAAGGACGGGAACCCGATCCGCACTGTTCACAAGAACCGGTGCGTCGTCTGCAAGCGGGCAGAGACGGCAGCCGCCCGAGCGAAGAAAAAGAGAGGTGAGCAGCATGTTTAAATGGCCGAGTGAGCGACGGATGGACCTTGCCGTCGAGGAAGTGACTGCCTTTTTGGCGCAGAAGGGCGTGCCGCTGGACGATGAACTGATCCAGCTGGCGACGCACCTGCGCCATGTGGCTTTTCAACAGTACCGAAATACCTACGCAGTAATGGGCACCCGGTTTTTGCTTGAGGGCGTGCTCGAGGCACGGAGACTTCGCACTCCGGCCGTGTCCGAAAACACGAAAAAGCTCCAGCGGCGCGCGGCGGAGCTGGAAGTCGAGCTGCGAAAAACCGAGGAGCGGCTGCCCGAGGCCGCTGTTGTGGGGGATGTGACTGATGCGATGGTTGAGTCCTACCTCAAAGCGCAACGCGAAAGCTGCGAGGGGCAGGAGCGGCACGGGGGTACGGGCATCGGCAGCATCGACTCCCGCAAAGCCTGCCGCGCTGGCCTTGAGGCTGCGTTTGCCTGCAATAGCCAGCCGGCAGGCGACCCCTGTACGGCAGCCATACAGTTCGCCCTTGAAGCCGATGACGGGTTGAATTTCCTGTACTACTGGAATGAAGGCGACTTTGACGTAATCAGAGAAGAGTGGCCGGACGCGCCTGGGGCGGTGTTTATCGGTGCGGACTCATTGTATAAACCGCCATGCGATCAGGGGGCAAAACCATGAGTGACCGCGAATTGTTAGAGCTGGCGGCGAAGGCGGCTGGGCTTGATTTGGTTTGGCATGCCGATGAAGTTGATGAGCCATGGCCGTTTATTGATGCTCACGTAAGATGGAATCCTCTGATCAGCGACGGTGACGCGCTGCGGCTGGCAGTGGGGTTGCATATGCGATTCGAAAACTGGACGACCTGCGTCCAGGCGTCGGTAGCGCGGCACTCCGTCATGGCGGTTTGCGAGGAAAGTTACCACCGCCATGACGGCGACGAACTCGCAGCAACCCGCAAAGCCATCGTCCTCGCAGCGTCTGAAATTGGCCGAGACATGCAGTCGAAGGGGCAAAACCGTGTTGATTAAATTGAGTGACGGTTGCGCCGTGTCGGTCGACGAAATTGCCGAGGTCACCATCAACCCCAGCAGCGAAACGCTGACCGTGCGGATGAAAAGTGGCGTGGGGCATTGTGTTAATCGCGACTACGGCAAAGGCATTTACGAGAAGTTTGATTCACTGACAGCCGAGGTCAATCGGCTGCGGGAGCTTGGAGGTAGCCATGAGTGATGAGAGAGAAATTTTGTTAAAGGTGACTGTGCCGGAAAATGTCCCGAAGTTTGAGCTATCCGACATTTTCGTCTCCGCGCTGTCCTGGGTGCTGCCATACACCGTCATGGAAGGCGACGACCCCGTTCCGAAGGTCATGATCGATCGCGCAAGAGAGAATTCGGAGGGGCCGCACGAATACTACCTGCAGTTCCACTTCGAGGCGGGCGAGCTCGTCGTCGACTGCGACGGCCTGCGCGACTTGCGCGAATCAGCCCCTGACAAGTTTAAGGCGGCCTACATGGAGTGGGTGGAGAAGACCGACTTCATGGACCACCTGAGTCTGCCGGTTAAGTATCTCGGCTGGCACCGAGCTGACGTCCTGCGCGACCTGATCACGAAGCAGGTCCCGAAACCGCCACCGAAGATGGGCACGCTCGTCGACCTGATGCAGGCGCTGCACGAGGTGGATACCCGGATCGACTGGGTCTCTACTGAGCTGGAGTTGGAGCGGCAGGCTCGCTTCGCGGAGGGTGGTGAAGAGCGGGCCGAGGTCAGGGAGATTTTGGCGCACATGCGCGCGTACAAGTCGTGCCTGATGCGGATGATCTCCCGCCGGTGTGGGGCTGCGTGATGTCCCTCTACTACACCGGCATCGGCAGCCGAAAAGTACCGCCAGACATCGCCTTACTGATGACCCTCATCGGACCCAAGATGGAGGAGGCCGGGTTTGTGCTGCGTTCAGGCGGGGCTGAGGGGTCCGATACGGCCTTTGCGGCGATGGTCTGGAAGGTGGAAATCTACCGGCCGCGCCGCGCCGGCGGATTCTCACCGGTCCATGGCACCATTGACGACTATCCGAAGCACCTCTGGGTCGAAGCGGAGAGGGTAGCCGCCTCTCTGCACCCGTTTTGGCCCCGTCTTGGCGAGTACGCGAAAGCCCTGCATACGCGCAACGTGTTTCAGGTGCTGGGCCGGGACTTGCAGACGCCTTCCAAGTTCGTGATCTGCTGGACGCCTGACGGTGCCGACGGGCAGATGGTAAAGACCTCGCGCGACACCGGCGGCACCGGTACCGCCATCCGACTGGCGGCCGAGAGAGGCATCCCGGTGGTCAACCTGCGCCGGGAGTCTTGGCGTAACGGATTTTTCTTGTGGTGTACCGGGGACCACAAGGAAGTGTTCGTCAATATGCGGACGACCTGGCCCGCCCTGTCTGAGAAATTTTGAATGCGCCGTGAACCCCTCGGGCGCCGGCCCCTGATAGCGATCCACTTCGACCCCGAGCGCACCTACGTCGGTCGCCCCGGGCCGTTCGGCAACCCGTTTGTCATCGGCCGGGACGGCGACCGCGCCGAGGTCATCGATAAGTACCGGAACCTGCTGAAGTCCAACCGCCGCCTGCACGAGCAGGTGCTGGCCGAGCTGCCGGGCCAGATCCTCGTCTGTCACTGCACCCTCGCCGAGGCGTGCCACGCTGACGTTTTGCTGGAGATTTTGAATGCGAGTTAGCTACCTGCAGCCGGGCATGGCCTGCACAGTGACAGGGGCCGGAGACCTCGGTCTGCATGCCGAGGCCCGCCCCTACCTGAACGCCCTTTGCGTAGTCGTGAAAGTGACGAAAGCGGGAATGGTCCAGGTGGCCAAAGTGTACGACCGCAAGCATACGATCAGCGTGCCCCCGAGAAACATCGAAACCCGCCTGCTGTGTGTGAATTTCCGTCTCCCGGAGGTAAGCCCTTCGGTGATTCTCCCCTTCCCGCCAGGAGCCCTGAATGCGCCTCATGCTTAACGGCCTGCCCGCGTGGCTGTGCCCCTCCCGCGACGCCGAGCCGGCCACCTACGTGCAGCGCCGGCAAAGAAACTACTATCGGACCCTCTTCCGCTCCACGCCGAAGTGGCTGAGCAAAGAGCAGATCGACGCTTACATGGCGGTGCACCGGGAGGCCCGCGCGCGCCGCAAGGCGGGGGAGAAGGTGCACGTCGACCACATCGTGCCGCTGCAGAGCGACTACGTGTGCGGGTTGAACGTGCCGTGGAACCTGGAGATTGTCGACGCCGTCCACAACATCCGGAAAAGCAACCGATGGTGGCCCGATTGCCCGTGGGAGAACCTTGACCTGTTCAGCGAACCCGAGCAATTTAGGCTTTTCTGAGGAGAAGTCGCATGACCCAGCAGTTGTCGCCAGTCCTGATGCTTTACGCCGGTGAGCCTGCGTTCCACTGCCCCGGCTGCAAGATGGTCCATCGGATCAATGTCAATGCGCCCAGCCCCTACAACGGCGCGCAGTGGACATGGGACGGCAACGTCGACAAACCCACCTTCCACCCCTCCCTGCTCATCCCTAACCGGTGCCACTCCTTCATCCAGGCTGGCAAGATCCAGTTCCTGCCGGATTGCGACCATGAACTGGCCGGGCGCACCGTCGACCTGCCGGTGCTGACCGACGACGATCTCTGGTAACGCCAATCGAAGCCCCCCGGCCAGCTTGCAAGCTGGCCAGTGGTAGCATTCCGGCATTCGTGTATTCGGAGCCTATCCCTTGGCCGTCACCGCAACCCCTCGTATTGGCAACACTGGCGAACGGCTGGATCTCGACATCCGGCAAGGTGCCAATTTCGGCCCTTACGAGGTGCAGGAAATCGACGACGCCACCGGTTTGCCGATGGCGCTGACTGGCAAGTCCTTTCAGGGCCACATTCGGCGCACGCCCAACACCGCGGGCTCGCCGATCGCGACGTTTACGTGCCAGGTCGTCAACGAGCTGCTGGGGATCTGGTCCTTTTCGTTATCGGCTGCGACCACCGCGGCCATCTCCGCGGGGAACAGCCCCACCATGCCCGAGTCGCGCTATACCTACGACATCGAGATGGTGGACGCGCTGGCTGGCAGGGTGGAGCCAAGACTGTTCGGCAACGTCTTCGTGACGGCGGAGAACACGAAGATATGAGTCTTATCGTTGAGGCGCCCATGAAGCTCGTGCTTCGTCTGTCGCGTGCGGTTGCGGAGTCGGTGCTGCGGAACATGCAGCTGATCCTGTTTCAGGCCGAGGTCGACAACGGCCTCAGTGGCGCGGCGGCGACAGTGGATTTCGCTGCCCATTCCAAGCAGGTGATCACCGTCAACCAGGACACCACGATCACCATCGGAGCGCTGCCTGGGCGGGGCAACTTCCAGCTCCGAATTGTCCAGAACGGGGTGGGCGGGCACGCGGTGACGATCGCCGGCTTGTCTGCCAATAAGTGGATCGCGGCAGCGGCGCAGCCCGCGGTGAATTTAAATCCGGAGGGCGAGTCGTTGCTGAGCATCTACAACGACGGCCTCGCCACCCGGCAAAGTTTGGTCAAAGTAGGCGCCGTGTAAGCGCAAATTCGAGGGCATTGCCATGATGAAAGGGTTGAAAGAGTCTGCGTTGGCGCTGGCAGTTGCGGCGGCAGGGGTATCTAGCAATGGGGCATTGGCGGAGGACGTCAAAGCCCATGGTCACTACACGGTCGTCGCCACCGGCCCCGTGGAAGAGTTCCGCGCGGAGTACGTGCGACTGCGTGACCTCGCGGCCGAGGCGGACGCTGCGGGCGACGTTGCCCGGCGTGAATACTATCTGGATGAGCTCGGCAGCATCCCGATGGAAGAGAAGTGGAACGACACTTGGTTCCCCAACCTCGTCACGACGGCCGGCAAGAACGACCTGCTCGACAAATACTTTGCCGGCTCGGCCTACACCGCCGCCTGGTACCTCGGCCTGGTCGACGGCGGCTCGGCGCCGACGTACGCCGCAGGCGACACCGCCTCATCGCACGCAGGCTGGACGGAGTTCGTCAACTACGCCGCAGCCACGCGCCCGGCACCGACGTTCAACGCCGCCGCGTCCAGCAGCAAGGCCACCACGGCTACGGCTTTCGCCATCAACGGCGCGGGTGGTGTGGTTGCGGGCTGCTTCATGATCACGAACAGCACCAAGTCGGGAACCACCGGTATTCTGTACTCGTGCGGCAGCTTCACCGGGGGCAACAAGACCGTCGCCAACGGCGACACACTGAATGTCACGTACACGGCGGGAGCCTGATACGTAAAATAACTTGCCTGGTCGGCGGGTAGTTTTTACACACAGATTTTGGAGATTTGGCATGGCCATCGTCAAAGGCAGCAAGGTTCGTAAAGTCATCCCCGATATCGTCGGCACCGTGATCGAGGCGCGCACCACCGAGGACGCCACGTTCGAGTACCTCGTGGAATACGCCGACGCCAATGGCGAGGTGCAGCGTCGCTCGTTCCCGATCAGCGAGCTGGTCGAAGAGCCGGAGGGCTCGTAATCCTCCCGCGCGGACTGGCGGCACTGCTGTTGTCGCCACTCCTCGCCCTTGCCGGCCTCCCGGCAAAAGAGGAGATGAGGTATTGCACCGACCCCGCGCACGTCGCGCGGCAGGTGGACGGCTCCATTCGCCGCGACATGGTAGTGGTGGCCAAATTCAAGCGGCTGTACCCCTGCCCTTCCAACGGAACCACCTATGGCGAGTGCCCCTACTGGGCGATCGACCACGTGATCCCGCTGGTTTGCGGCGGCTGTGACGCCGTGTCGAACATGCAGTGGCTGCCCGTGTCAATCAAGAGTGCGGCGGGATCGGCACCGAAAGATCGGTGGGAGCGCCGCGTTTATTGCGGAGTGAGATAATTGAGCATTCTCGGCACCCTACCGCTTAATCTTGGCTGGCGTAGCGACGCTACATTTACCGATGTCGCTCTTGGCGCCGATGTCCCTGCCGGGACGCAGGTTGCGCTTTTATTTGTGCGGCATGACAACGGCGTTATAAATTCTGTTTCAACGAACTTTGGCGCCGCAAGCATCATTTCGCAGGTTTCTAGTGGCGGGCCACGCTGCGCAATTGTCCAAGTCGATGTGACCTCGACGGGCGCTGGAAAAACTCTGTCTTTGACTTTTAGCGCCTCTGGCAACGGCGCGCGAATTGTCGGCTTTATTTTTCTCAACGAGTTAAATCTAACGTCACAGGCGGCGTGGCTGCGTGGCTTTTCGACCGCGGCAAGCGCGACTGCGACGGTAAGTTCAAACACCACAGATACGGTAATCGTGGCGCATGGATGCTGGGGCAGCGGCCCGCCGTCGGAGCCGACAGATACAACGACCGTGATCGCGCCGTTCAGCCACGACAACAACGATCAGCGCGTTGTTACCGTTAACACTCCTGGCGCGTCAAGCACCTCAACAACTTCGTCTGGCAACAACCCGTCAGCAGCCGCCGTGTCGATTATTTTCACGGCGGGCACCACGCACGACAGCGCCAGCACCGAGAGCGTGAGCAGTTCCGACGCCAGCGACGCCTCGGTTGTCAGGGCCGCCACCAGCGCGGAAAACGCAACCGCCGCCGACTCGTCAACGACCCAAGCGACCTTCAACTCGGCGTCGACAGAATCAACCACGACTTCGGATATTCAGGCTGGCGCTCTAAGCACGAACGGCGCAGCGAGTGAATCCGTGGCGACCGCCGACAGCTCAAGCAGAAGTTTGACTCAGCCTGCCGTACAATCCGAAAGCGCCACCGCGACCGACGCAGCAAGCACCAGCGCCGTCCTGAACTCGGCCCTGACAGAATCAGCCTCGCTCTCCGACCTGCTTTCTGCTGTCGCGGCATGGGCAGCCTCTCGTGTGGAAGCGGCGGCCACCGCCGACACCGTTACGGCGCGGGCCGACTTCTCCAGCGCGAGCACAGAGTCGGTCGCTGCCAGTGAGCTGTCGGCAGCTCAGGGCACCTTCAGCGTGACGTTGAGCGAGTCCGCCGCCGCGACTGAGCTGCAGATGACCGGGTCTCTCAGCACTGCGACCCTGACCGAGGCACTGTCTCTGACCGAGGCATCGACTGCGCTCGCAGCCCTCGCCGCTATTGCCGCGGAGTTGGTCGCCGCCTCGGACGCCGGGACGGCACTGGCCGCCCTGAACGCACTGAGCTTGGAACCGGCCACCGCCTCCGAGGTATCCTCCGCAGTGGGCAGCCTGCAAGGGCTGATCGCTGAAGGGGTGGTTTCGGTCGACGCCGTTACCGGTGCTACCGTCATCAGCCGCGGAGTCGCCGAGGCAGTCGCGGTGCTCGATGCGTCGACGGGCACGGTTCTGGTCACCGCCTCGGGGGCTGTCCCCGTTTTGTTCATCTTCGACGGAATTTGAGGTTACGTCATGCGCTCGATCTTGCTGTTCCTGGCCTTGTTGGCCTCCACGTTGGCCTACGCCCAGACGGGAGTGGATCTGAAGCTGACCCAGAAGGGCTATTACAAGGTCAAGAAGCTGGACGGTACGGTATTCCCGGAGAACTACTCTGCCCTCAATACGGCGGAGACTCGGGCGATGCAGGAGGCGTTGACGTGCGGGTGTGAGATCCGGATCGTGCCGCCGGAAATATCGGTGATCATGTCCGTGGTAACCAGCACGACCCCGCCAGCTACTGGGCCGGCAGTGGTGCAGTTCAGCTGGACGATCCCCGCTACGCGGACGAACGGCGCGGTTCTGCCTCCGTCCGAACTTGCCAAGTTCGAGTTGTACCTGACGAGCGGGTCCACTACTTTGCCGGTGGTTACGGTGCCGATGCCAGGCGTCGCGACCTCCTTGACCCTGGCCCCTGGCAACTATTCGGCGGCCATATCAGCATTCGATACGGCGGGGCTGAAGTCGCCCCTTTCTACCGTGGTTACGTTCGATATCCCTTGAGGGTAGAGGCGGGCTGAATCAGGACCTCGTCGTCGGGTAGTTTCGAAGTCCTGACGATGGGGTACTTCACCTCGTTGACGTTCCACGCAATGCCACTGCGGGTGGCGATCGTCTCGGCCGAGGTGTTAAGCACGAAAAACCCGCACTTCTCGGCACTCTTCTTCAGCTGGCGCCTCTGATCCCGCGACAGCATCGCCTGCTGACTCGAAATAATCTCCACCAGTTCCGAATACTTTCGCTTGCCGGCGAACAGAACCGGCGGGAAGTCACAACCGTGCAGCGCGCGCAGGATCCCCTGCAACGCTTCTTCCTCGGCACTCATCCCGCCCTGGCTACCGGTAATACTGGTGGCAAGTCCGCCCGTGTCGGCGCCTATCATGCGTTTTGCCGTTGCTTTAGTGTCCACTAACAGGTCTCCTGGCTGGATTTTGGGAGTAGTTTGTAGCGGAGGATCATCCCCTCAACGCCCTGCGCTGAGCGCCCGCCCAGCTCGTTGGCGATTTCTTTTTGAGAGGGTCTGCCGCCTTCGCGGTTGAGGAGTTCGACGACTTTCTTGACCTCGGGCATGCGCCACCGGGGCACTTTCCGCAGGCGCAGATGCTGCGCCTTTTTGTAGACCATGTCCCTGGTCCTTCCGAGCTCTTCGGCGATATCGTTTGCCGACTTTAGGTGGTAGTGGGTCTTCAGGAAATGGATCTCTTCGGTCTTCCAGCGGCCGGCAGCTTCCATCGGAGTGCTCCAATCAGGTGGGTTTGCCTCACTTCTAAGGCAAGGTCAGTTACTATTACATCCGACGGGCCCAGTAAACACAAGGCTTTAGCCAATTCGGGTGTAAAAAGTAAGAAAATGTCAGAGAGACGTAGACCAGAAACCACACTTCTGCTACGCGCGGCGGGTAAGAAGAACACCAAGATCGAGGTATTCCGGGGCGACCAGTTCAAGGTCGAACACCACCGGACCCTGCGAGGCAGGCCGCTGCGCGAAGAAGAGCTGGGAAACTACGTGCGCCTGCGCGTCAACGGCCGGTGGTTCCCGCGGCAGGTCCGCACCCTTTACACTCGATGGCAATTTATCCGCATCCTGAAACAGGAGATTTTCAATGAATCAGTTCGACCTCGCCCTGCGCCGTATTCAGAGGTCCGACCGGCCCCTGCTCCAAGGGCCGTGGATCATGGCAAAAGCCCTGTTGACTGGGGTGTTCAGTCCGCCGCGTGTGCGTGAGGAGGGTGGCGAGGTTTACGAAATCCCCGCCGGCGCGCTGGTTATGCCGTTCGTCGGCATAGTCGAACTCTTTCGCTCTCTCAAAGTGGTTGGCCGGCATCTACTGTCCCTGATCGGGGCAGTGTTTGGGTTTGTGATGCTGTGCGGCATCTTCGAGCTGATGCTCGTCAGCACTTTGCTGACCGCCCTGGTGTACCTGGCCGCCGCCCTCACCGCCCCACTGTGGTGCCCCGTCCTGTGGATTGTCGCCACGCGTTTGCAGCTCCGGAAGGCACGCAAACAGGCTGAGGCGTCAGGCCTATGACCGCTTCCTTTGCCGACTTCGACGCAACCATGCGGCAGAGCGCCAGCGCCCCTGCCGACCGCGACCGTGAGCTCACCTCGATGGAGCTGGCCGTTGCTGTCGACCGGATCATCCACGAGATCATCCCGAAGCTGAGTGACGACCAGAAGTGGAAGCTGCGGTGCGCGCTACCCGCCCCGGCCTCGATCGATGAAAATTCGGAGGCGGCCTACGGCGCCAACTTCTCCATCGCCAATGAGATCGACCTGCAGGTCAAGGCACTGCGCGCGCTGCGTGAGCACTACCTGCCCGAAGGCCGCCTGCGCGACGGCGTGTCGCCGAAGGAGTTCAAGGACTTCCTGTCCACCACCAACCAGATGGTGAAGATGCTGATCAGCAGCCACGAAGAGGTGATGAACATGGAGCGAAACCGTCTCGTCGAGGCGTCCACGGTGGACATCCTCAAGGAGATGGCGGACCCGAAACTGGTGAAGGCGCTCGGCTACGACCCGTGCGCGATGTTCCTTGAGAAACTGGAACAGAAGCTGGAGATGATTGAGTGAGAGCGGAAATCAGCGCATACCTCTCTCGGGTACGCATGCAGGCCTACGAGGCGCGGGATTTCAGCCAGATCCCTCAATGGGTGGAGCGCAACACCCGAGACCCGATCCACGTCGACCGCAACTGGACCTTCCTCGATCACGAGTACCAGATCGATATCATGGCCGATACCGCGCCGGAGATTTCCGCGCAGAAGTGTTCGCAGGTCGGCGCCTCCGAATTCTGGGTCCGCATGATGCTGGCCATGATGGGGATCTCAAAGAAGATCACGATCATCTACATCCTGCCGACCAGTGGCATGGCGACCAAGTTCGCGAGCGGCCGGATCGACCCTGTCATCGACGACTCCCCTGTGCTGCGCGCGATGATCGACAAAAACCTGAACAACACGCGGCAGAAGAAGCTCGGCCGCTCCCTGCTGTACATCGCTGGCACGATTGGCCAGAACTCCGCGATCTCGGTACCGGCGCAGGCGCTGTTTCGGGACGAGGTGGACTTTTGCGACCAGCGCACGCTGACCACCTTCAACTCCCGTCTCGGCCACAGTGCCGCCGGCGAGTCGCTGGTGCGCTCGTTCTCCACCCCGACCGTGTTCAAGTACGGTATCAACGCCCTGTTCATGGCCGGCAGCCAGGCGTCGAGACTGGTCAAGTGCCAGCACTGCCAGACGTGGGTGGATATCGACTACTTCCGAGACGTGGAGATCCCCGGGTTTGACAAGGCTTTCCGGGAGTTCGAGAAAGAGGACCTAGAGAATTCCCTGATCCGTGTCGACGACGCATTCTTCCGCTGCAACCATTGTGGCGAGCCAATGGACGAGGCGTGGCTTGCTCAGCCGGAGTTGCGAAGCTGGGTCCACCGGTACCCTGACAGGAAAGACCACCACAGCTACCAGATCCTGCCCTGCGACGTGCCGACCATCAACCCGCTGCGTCGGACCATCCGGCAGATCAAAGACTACGACACGAAGAAAGACTGGGTGAATTTCAAGGTCGGGATCCCCTACGAGGACGAGGCCAGCAGCTTCCTGATAGACGTGATTGATGAGGCGGCCGTCTCTGAGCCCTCGCTCCGCATCCCGGACACGACACTCGAGGCCATTACCACGCGCCGATGTTACATGGGGGTGGACGTCGGCAAGGTGTGCTGGATAACGATCGGGGCCCCCAACGACCGCGGCGGGTTCGACACCATCTACCAGGAGCGCATGCGGATTGATGGAGAGAACGGCGCCGGTAAGCGCGCGATGCAACTGTTCCGGGTGTTCAGCTGCACTGCCGGCGTGGTCGATGCGGGTCCTGACCTGTCACTGGCCGCCTACCTGACTGAGCAGGGCAAGGGTCGGATCTTCGCCTGCCAATACCTGACGAAGCGCAACAGCCGGTCGCTGGACATCATTCAGAGCAAGGACGACGAGACGCGGATCGTTCAGGTTCTGCGCAGCGCGAGCTTCGACGAACTGACCCGCCTGTTCAACCGCAGCTACGCCCGCTTGAACCGAATGACGCCGGAATACGAGCTGGTCAAGAAGCATTTTCAGGCGATGAAGCGGATCGAGACAAAAGACACCGCAACCGGCGAAGTCGTGGTGCAGTGGGTCAATGTTGACGAGGACCACTACGCGCACTCGGCCAACTACTGCATGATCGCGTTCCTGTTGGCGGGGATTCAGCCGGCGTCTGACGTCATCCCCTACATCCCCGGCCTGCTGTCAGCCAAGCTGAAGCAGGTTGAGGACGACTCCAAACGAAGCTGGCCCTCCGCCTTCGGCGGCTGAGGCCGCATATACTGCCGCCCATTAACTCACTTGGAAGAATCAGCTTGGCTGCCAACAAAAAGACAGCGACGGTACAGCTTCCTCGCACGCTGGTCGCCAAGGTCGTTGCGGAGACGGTCTACGGCCGCACTGAGGACGGTCAAAACGTCGCCCGCGATAACCGGACGCTGATCAATGAAGGCATCTCGGTTGTTCGCACCCGGAACTCTCTCGTTGCCGCTGTCCGGGACCTCGACGCGCGCGACCCGATCATGTCCAGTGCGATGTTCTCGGTGGTCGAGATCGCCATGTCCACCTATAAGGTCATGGCCTACAACACCCAGACCACCCAGTTCGACGTAGCCGGGTCGATCCTTGCTGAGCAGATCATCGCCCAGATGGACACCCTGTACGATTACACGAAAGGGTTTGGGGACAAGCTGGGCTTTGAGGCCACGCTCGAGCAGTGTCTGCTGGAAACCGCCTTTACGGCGGGCCTGGTCAACGAGCTGGTGCTGGATAAGGCACGCCTCCCGGATCGGATCAACGTCATCCCCTACGAAACTATCAACTGGAAGGCGGCGAAGGGTGGCCGCGTACCTGAGCAGCAACGCTCTCAGGGAGATCCCGTAATCCTCAACTATCCGACCATTTTCGTTTCAGAGCTGCACCGCCAAGGTAGCCGCGCCTATGCCGATGGCATGTTTGCCGCCGCCGTGAACCCGTCCTTCGCCTACAACGAGTTTCTGGAAGAGATGCGGCGCGCGGTTCGCCGGCAGGGCCATGGCCGCATGACGCTGACAGTGAGCCAGGAGCAGGTCCTCGCTGCGCTGCCGGAAGAAATTAAGTCGGACCAGAAAAAGCTGCAGGCAGCCCTGGATCAGGTCCTCGTCAACATTCGCACGACCTTGCAGAACCTGAACCCCGAAGACGCCATCGTGGTGTATGACTCGGTCAGCCCCGACCTACTCAAGGGCGAGGGCGAGAAATCCGACTATGTGCCAATGATGGAGGCGATGGCGGCCCAACTGGCTACGGCCGTGAAGTCTAACTCCTCGATCCTCGGCATTCGGTCGAAAGGCTCCCAGAGCCTGTCGAATACCGAGTCGCTGATCTATTTGAAAATTGCCAAAGCCATCCGCCGCCCGGTCGAGACCAACATCTCCCGGATCCTGACCCTGGCCTGCCGCCTGTACGGCTCCGACGTGTTCGTCAAGTTCGCGTTCGACCCGATCAACCTGCGCCCCGAGGATGAGCTCGAGGCGTTCAAGACCATGCGCCAACAGCGCATTCTTGAGCAGCTGAGTGAAGGGTTCATCACCGACGAAGAGGCCGGTTGGCTGCTGGGAACCGGTGACCGCGCGCCTGGCGCACCTAAACTTTCCGGGACAGGCTTCCAACGCGGCTCAAAAGGCATAGACGCCAGCAAAGCCAGCCCGAATGACGACCCACAGGGCCGCGCCCTGCAGCCCGACACGCCCAGCAAGGCGGGAGGAGAATCACAATGAGCAGTAAGCGAGCGGGGCGCCGTTCCGTCCGCCAGCCCCTGATCGAGATGACTTGGCTCGGCAATGACGAGAGCTACCTGCATTTCAAGGCCAACGAGTTGCAGATCCAGGGGCTGACCCCAGCACAGCTGGAAACCATGCAACTGCGCGGCACCGTCATCACCGAAGACGAAGACCCGGATGACGAAGATCCGAATGACGAGTTCGGCGTCTACGGCCACATGCTCAGCCGCGCTGGCAACGTCGCCATCCTCGATGTAAGCGGCTCACTGGTGCCGAAGTATTCCTGGCTCAACCAGTATTACGGCCGAGTCTCCTATGAGGAGATTCGCGGCGCCTCCCTTGCTGCGCGCAAGGCCGGGGTTGACGCCATCCTGGTGAATTTTGACACCGGCGGCGGCGCCGCCACCGGCATTATGGAGCTGTCTGATTTCTGGAAAGAGCTGGACAAGCAGGTGTCAATCTACAGCTATACCGGCACCAACATGCTGTCCGGCGGCTACTGGCTGGGGTCCGTGGGCCGGCGCCTGTATGCCAATCAGATGGCTATGGTGGGTTCGATTGGCGTCATAACTGCACATTTCAGCTATGCCCGGGCGCTTAAAGAAAACGGCGTGGACGTTACAATGATCCGTGCCGGTGAATTCAAGGCTTTGGGTTCACCCTACGAGAAGCTCGACGACGTTGCAAAAGCGGAAATCCAAGCCCGGCTGGACCGAACCTACGAAATGTTCACCGGGCACGTATCTGCTCAGCGCGACATCCCCGTCGGTAAGCTGATCGAGACTGCAGCCGAAGGGCGGGTATTCTTCGCCACTGACGCGATCGAAGTAGGGCTGGTAGACGCTGTACTGTCGTTCGATGCCGTCGTTCAAGACGTGTCCGAACGCTCCCGTAAAGCGAAGTCCACTTCCGTTGCGAAGCCGACTGCACAATCCATGAATTTTAAAGGTGACGATATGAAACGCTCCCTCAATGCGAAAGGCAAGGACGCAGTAGCCTCCGGTCTGTCGGTGGAAGAAGCCCTCAAGAACCCGGAACTCAGCCAGGAAGGGGAGCCGGTGGAAGAGCAGGCACCCGCAACTCCGACTACGGAAGAGCAGGCACCCGCAACTCCGACCGCAGAAGCCCCGGCGGCTGTAGCTGCAGAGCCCGGTATGCTGGATCGCGTTATCAGCCTGTCGGCTGAACTGGCCACCGCCAAAGCCGAACTGGCTGCTGCCAAGTCGGCTGTGGAAGTGGCCAACGGCAATCAGACCAGCCTCATGCGAATTGCTGTTGACGCAGTGAACCGCATGGCGGTGGCCCTGAACCAGCCGACGATCAAGGTCGACGACGTCACCCCGCAGGCTCTGATCTCCCTGCATGCCCGCACCCAGTCTCAGTTTGGTGAGAAGTTCCGCATCGGCCCGCAAGCCGAGGTGGCGTCCGACGACGACCTGAGCGAGCGCACTCCGGTGCAAGTCCCGCATCTGCCGGCCAGCCTTGTGGCCATCTAACCCTCACCACACTTTTCGGAGTTACTCGAAATGACCGACTTTGTTTTTAATGAAAAAGTCACTGACGCGATCAAAGACACCGTCAGTGCCGCTCTGGGCTCCGCGGCTGCACAAGGCTACGGCGACAACGACATCGGCAAGCCTGTGGTAATGGGCTCGGCCAACAACTACGTGATCGCTGGCGACGGCGTGCCGATCGAAGGCTTCATCAACGCGATCGAGCCGGACACTGTAAACCAGGGCTTTGCCTTTGGTTCCGTGCAGCGCGCGGGTCGCAAGATCGTCGAAGTTGCCGCCACCTACACGGTGACGCTGGGTGGCTACGTCCTGGCCGCTGCGCAGTCTGCGGCTGGCGTGGCTTCCACCGGCGCCAATGCGCTGCCGAAGGTTCGCCCGGCCGTCGCCACTGCAGCTGCCGATGACGGTGCGTCGCTGACTAACGCAGGCCTGTACGCATGGCGTGTCATCCGTCTGATCGACGGTGTCGGCACCGCTGGCGCCAAAGTCCTCATCGAGCGCGTGTAAGCGCGCTCGCCACCCAGTTTTCGGAAGGAAGTACACCATGAGCGAGCAAGTAAAGTTCAAACTGCGTGACCAGGCGGGCAACCTCGCTGACGTCGACTTCAACCTGCGCGAGTACGACGTGGCGGCCCAGCAAGGCCTGACCCTGTCTCAATACCTGAATCGCACCCACGGCACCAAGACCGACACCGTGAAATACGGCGACGTCATGCAGCAGTTCATGCTGCACGAAGGCATCTTCGTCAATTCGGATCGCAAGTTGGGCTACCGCGCGCCGACGATGCAGGAAGTGCTGAACACCGGCATCCAGATGAACTCGATTACCCGCAACGACGGCTCTCAGCGCCACACTCCGAGTGGGCGCCTGCTGTTCCCTGAGATCATCATGCGTACCATCGAGTCGCAGTTGAACGACAACCATGACGACATGCTGGGCGGCTGGGCCTCCATGATTGCGCAGACCGCGACGATCACTGGTCCGAAATTCGATCAGCCGGTACTCAACACGCAGCGCCCGAAAGAGAGCGAGTCCAACCCGATTTCGCAACTGTCCGAACCGGACGTGATGCTGTCGATCACCGTGTCGGACAAGAGCTACTCGGTTCCGACCAAGTCGATCGGCTTGATCATCTCCGACCAGGCAGTTCAGTCCAGCACCCTGGACCTCGTCAATCTGGCGATGACCGCTCAGGCCCGTCAAGAGCGCGTGCGCATGGTCGAGGCCGACATCGCTGCGATCTTTGGCGGTGACGTTGACCGTGGCGAAGCAGCGAAAGCCACCTTCACTGCGCAGTCGCTGGATGCCGCTGTGACCACTGCCGGTACCATCACCCACCGCGCATGGGTCAAGTATATCCACCTCAACCGTCGCCGCATGGCGGTCAGCAACATCGTTTGCGACATGGATACCGCACTGGCCCTGCAGGCTCGTTCGGGCAAACCGACTCGCGACACCGTGTTCGTCGGCCAAGCTGAGGCGTTCAACAACTCCTTCACGGTGGACAACCTGGCTGGCCAGGATCCGCGCATCCTCGTCGTGGATAACGGCGTCATCGCCGCCAACACGGTCGGGGGCCTGGACGCCCGCTACGCTCTGCGCCGCGTCGTCAACATCGCCGCTGCCTACAGTGCGATCGAGCAGTTTGTTCTGCGCCGCGCGACCGCTTTCCGTGTAGACTTCGGCGAGATGACCCACTCGTTGTACTCGGATGCGTTCAAGGTAATGACCCTGACGGTGTAACCGTCTGGTTCTGGAGGGGGGGCTGAGGCCCCCTTTTTAGTATTCATTTTTGGAGTTTGTTATGAGCGAAAAGAAAAGCAAGGCCAAGGGAGACCAGAAGCTGGAGACGGAAGTTCAACCGGAGGCCGAAGCTGTCGAGACGGTAGTTCAACCGGAGGCCGAAGCTGTCGAGACGGAAGTTCAACCGGAGGCCGAAGCTGTCGAGACGGAAGTTCAACCGGAGGCCGAAGCTGTCGAGACGGAAGTTCAACCGGAGGCCGAAGCCGCCCCTGAACTTGCCCCCCAAGTACCGCCAGTGACCCCGCCGGAAGCTGAACCTGAGACGGAAGTGTTCGAGTGCTGGCTGCGCACGGAGCGGTTTCGCTACACCGACCCTTTCACGGGCATCTCCTACAGCCGGAATCCGATCAAGCACATTGGCGTTATTCCGGAAGGCAGCTGGCTGCATTGCCAGGTCGCCGCCGGCCTGATCAAAAAGGCGTAATCCATGGCGGAGCTGGGCACCTATACCACCACTGAGGCTGTCAGGGCGTGTCTCGGGGTAGACGACAACGATTGCGGCGACGCAGTGATGGTCGACTCCCTGCTTGACGTCGAGCTGACAGTCAATCTGGACAGCTGGCTGCCCACTCACGCCGCGCTTTTCGCAGCAGGTACCGCCACCGGCGCTGTCACCGCTGCTGTTCGGCAGGCCAATCTGATTAAGCTGTATGCTCAGTGGTGGTGCGCTAAGGAGCTGGCCGCGCGCCAGCTTCTGGCCCCTCAGCTGAGCACCGACGGCAAGGCCCGACTGGATCGGTTCAAGGTCGACTTGGAGATGGTGGAGGCGAAAGCCTACGCGCGCTGCGCCCAGTACCAGAACCTGCTCCGGGAGTCCGTGGCCGAGACCACCGCCACCGCCGCCGGCCTCAATCTTGTGCTCGTCGCCCAGCCGGGTGCCGACCCCATTACGACGTCGATCCAGTAATGCGCCTCTCTCGAGCTATAGGCCGCCAAGCCAAGACCCCGGTCTACTACTGGGATCCTATCGGGTACGAGTGGCTGGACTCCGGCCTGCGCGCACGCCTGCAGGTGTACGATCGGTTTATCAGCGAGCGGTCCTTCGGCCAGAAGAAGCGGATCCTGACGTTGTCGGGCTTGGCCACCATCGAGGACGACAAAAGCATTATTCGGCTCGGGGACTCCGAGACGGTGTTTCTGGTCGAGAGCCTCAACGAGGATATAGAAGGCGACACGGTCTACGCCTCGACGTACTCGGTGCGGGAGGCCCCGTACGAGGTCGACCTCTGTAACCGGGCAAAGACCACGGCAGCCTCCGGTCTGGAAGTGCTGGGTGCCGAGCAGGTGCTGGCCACCACGTGGGTCGACATCGAACGCTACTCAGCCGTAGACTCCCGCGAATTCGCCAACACCGACTACACGATCTTCACGGTATCTTTCCCGAAAGGCCTGACCCTCAGCACCGATACGTACCTGCGTCGCAAGTCTGACGGCATGGTGCTGGATATCAATGAGCTGTTCTTCAACCTGGAACTGCCTGCAGCAAGGTGTCAACGCCGTGGATGAAGCCCTGTTCCTGCTCGCACTGAAAAGCACGCTCGATAAGGTCATGCTGGACCTTCGCGCTGAGCTCCTGCCTGCGTATCCGACCCTTCTTGCAGTGGAAGTGGACGATATGGCGGAGACGGATGTGGCACAAAAGTCTGACGCACCGGCCCTGATTTGGTCCTTTGGCACCCTGGCCCCGGCCCCGCGCGCGCCCATGTACCGGGTAGAGTTCATGGTAGGGGCCAAGACCACGGCGGATTCCGGAAACTACATCCTGACCGCCCTGCTGACCAAGGTCCGTCAGAAGTTTACTTCCGACACCACGCTCACCCTGCTGGACCTGTCGGGGCCTGTGGCGGGCACCAACCCAGTCGGCTTCCTGCACGTGGCCTCCAACGAGATAGCTCCGCAGGAGCACGATCGGCAGTCAGGCCTGCGCTACGCCCTCGTTCGCGGCAGCGCCGTAGCGTATGGCTAAGAAATCCGGCAGCATCACTTTCAACAAGATCACCCGGAAGACCGAGGCGGCCATCCTCGCTGCATACACCTCCCGATCGACTTCGCCGCGGGTTGTCAAGGACATGCAGAAGCGGATCGAGAGCAAGTACCTTGCCTACGTCGAGGAAGAGGCCACAAAACACTATCGAAACGTCCTCTCTGAACTAGACGCCATCATCCAGCGCGGCGTTCCCGGGGCGGAGCACTACCTGCCAAACCTGCAAGTATCCACCCCTGACGGGGCCTCTGTATCCGCCTTGATTGCCTGGAAACAACTGGCACCGAGCACTTTAGCCCGAAAGGAAGGTACGGGGACGGCCAAACGAAGCGTCGGGGCGGGTAAATTCTGGTTGGATCGGGGACAATTGAGGCGCGCTTTTAGACGCATCGGGTCTGCTCAGGTGAAGGTCACCGCCAGAATCGTGCGTGTCCGGGGTGTAGCCGGAGGGTTCGCCTTCGACGTCGCTCTGGAGCTATCAAGGCTACCCCGAACTTTCCTGAATGACGCGATTCGTAGGGCGCTGATAGAGGGACTGAACGGGGTGGACTCACCGAACCTGTCGACCATGGCAGGAGTCCCTGAAGGAGCCCCTCCGTTGAGGGGGCTTTCGAGGGGGTTCTGGGCTGAGGCTCGCAGGCCGTTGATGAGGCCCGTCTCCCGGCGGCTTGGTAAGGCCATGCGAACGTCTGTCATTCAGTCATTCAAACGTAGGAGATAGTGCCATGCCAGTTGGTGCGCCCCGTTCCAAGAAATTTCTTATCGGCACCGCGGAACTCCGCGTCGGCCAGATGAGTTCTGCACTCAAGCTCCTCCAGACTCATTCCGTGGGACTGGTGGATAACGTAAACGTAACCGTGTCTCAGGAGTCGGTCGACCTCGAAGGCGGCTTTCCGAAGCAGCTGATCGACTCGGCGATCGTGCGCCAGACTTCCGAAATCTCCGCAACGCTGCGCGAATACTCGCGTCGCAACTTGCGCATGATGTTGGGCGAAGGCGTATCCGGCACCACCGTTACCGATATCTCGTCCACGGTCAACACCACCGCCGCGGCTGCTGCTACTTCGGTGACCTTGGCCACCGGCGGAGCGACCGGTATGGTAGCCGGCGACCTGCTCGTCAGCTATAAGTTGGGCGCCCCGGAAAACGTCCAGATCGTCCGTATCCTGTCGATCGCGGTGGACGTCCTGACGCTGGATGCTGACACCCCGCTGCTGTTCGAAGTAGTGTCCGGTGACCCGGTGTTCCTCGCTCGCCCTGTAGCCATTGGCGCGGTATCGCAGACCAACTACATGGCGGTCTCGGTACTCCAGAAAGAAAACTCGACCGGCCGCCCGATCGTGTGGAACTTCTGGAAAGCGTCGATCTCCGGCAACCTCGACTATGCGTCGAACGCCGAAGACTTCGCCTCGTCTACCGTTACCCTGAAAGCTCTGCAACCTGCAGCTGAAGAGTACGGCGTCGGCGGTGCGCTGGCCCACCTGGCTGACATCATCCCGACGCACCCGACGGGCATGCTGGCCACCGGTGGCGGCAGCTAAGAAGCGAGCTAAACAAAAAGCCGGGTTCGCCCGGCTTTTTTATTGGAGTTGCCATGTCAATTTTCCTCCCCGCCGGCAAACGCCCACTCCTCACGTTCCTCCTGCAGGAGGCGCTGGCCGCTGTTATTCAGGCCAATCCGGACATCCCGTTCGACGAAGCCATAGTCGCCGCCCACGTGCGCGCTGGCCTCTCTGCCCCCTCGCCCGGCACCTTAACGGCATTGGCCGAGCGTCTGCTGACTCCGCCGGAGAAGCCCGCCTCCCCTGAGCCTGTAAGCAAAGGATCAGGCATGGGCAAGGCGTTGATGGAGTGGATGCGCAACCTACCCACCGATCAGCTGTGCCTGCTGGCCTGTGACCTCGACCCCGTGCGCGCGCGGAATCTGTATTGCGAGACCGATATCGAAATAGCGGAAGTCGTCGTCGGCCTGTACATGGACCGCGCGTGGCAGGACTTTCGTGCCCGGTTCGAGGCATCTCTGTACGGCTTCGGCGGATCCCTCGATGGGACGGAAGAGGTGGCTGCGATTGAGGTGGACATGAACGATAATGCGCAGGTAATGGACATGATCTCCAGCCTGAAATCAATGGGGTTTTAACCAATGGCACCTCCGGCAGACATTATCCTTGACGGCCTCCTGAAACTCGGCGTAGACATCGAGGACGAAGACCTGAGGCGGAAACTGGCGGCCCTGCGCGCCAGCGGCAAGGTCAACATGAACTTGCTGAATATCGAGGAGATGCTGCAGGACCTCAGTAAATTCGACAAGGCCGTCAAGGCTTCTGCGAAGGACCTGAAGGCGCTGGCACTGGCCCCTGATCAGGTACGCTCCAAGGCCGACCTCGAAAAGTTCAGGAAGCAGACCTCCCAGCTGCAAGCCTACGTCGACATGGTGTCGAAGCTGCGCACCGAGTTGAACGGACTGGGGCGGGCAGTGTCAGGCACCAACCTGCGGCGTGAGCTCGCCCCTTTGCAGCAGGTGCTGGACGAGGCGAATGCCGTCGTCAGCAAAGTCAAAGGCATCACCACGGCGCCGGCCCGGGAGATTAACCAGGCGGCAGAACAGCGGGCTATTGAGAAGCGGGCGAAGCGGGAGGCCCAGATTCAAGAGAAGGCCCGTCGCCGTGAACTCCTTCGTCTGCGGGAAGCCGCCGATAAGCGAGCAGAGGCCAAAGCAGCCAAGCAGGCCGCCGCGGATGCCCGAGGCCGCGCTGCATTCATAGCCTCTGAGCAGGTAAAAACCCCAGTAGGCCTTCGCGGCCGGGGTGTACAGCTGGGTGCCGATTTGTCGGACGCCGGGTCTCGGGCAGCTACGCGCGAGCGGCTGCGCAAGGTACTGCAGGATGAGAAGGCTGTGCGGGCCAGGGAAGCGCAGGAAGTTGGCCGACTGAATGAGGCTGAGGCCCTGCGTCAGCGTCAGATCGAGCTGAAGCGCATCAAGGATATTGAGAAGGCCAGGGAGCTGGCGTTCAAGGAGGACATAGCCCGCACCCGTCGACGTAATGACGAGATCGCCCGCCTGAATGAGGCTGAGGCCCTGCGTCAGCGTCAGATCGAGCTGAAGCGCATCAAGGATATTGAGAAGGCCAGAGACATGGCCGAGAAGGAGGACTACTTCAGGTCCAAGCGCACCGCCGAGACGCGCCAGAAGCTGTTCGATAAGCAGGCTGAGGATGAGCGTAAAGGGCAGCTCCGTCAGCGCGAGGCGGTCGCCCGCGCCTACGACGCCGCAGAGAAAGAGGACCGCTCCCGCGCCCGCAAAAAGGCGCGGCAGGACGCTGACCAGCAGTTCAATCGCGACGTCCTCAATACTCGGTTTGCAGAAGGTAAGCAGGCGCTGGCTGCCGGCAGGCCGTCTGGATTCTCAGAACTGGACGCGGGACAGGCCCGGGCTGCGCGCCAGTACGCCGCCGCCAACCAGAGCCGCCTGACCAGCCTGCGTACCAGTTACGCCAACTCTCTCGGTCCCATGGCCCAGCAGACTCAGGCAGCCGGTCGGGCTGCGCGCGCCGCTGCCGCTGACGTGGCGGCTCTCGACGCCCGCCTGCGGGAACTTAATGCCACCTCCGAGAAGTCGTCTGGCAGGCTGGGGCAGGTCGGCCTGACCCTGCAGGCGTTCCTGCGGTATGCCATCGGGTATGCGGCGCTGTACCAGATCGTAAACGGGGTCACCGCAGTGGCTCGTTCGGTCGTCGAACTCGACACCGAGCTTCGCAACATTCAGGCGATCACCAACTCCACCGACAAGGAGATGTCGGATCTCGCCAACACGATCGGGCAGGTCGCCACACAGACCAAGTTCTCGGTCACTGAGATTGCGCAGGCCACGCAGACGCTGGCCCAGGCCGGCATCGCCGCCGAGGAGATGCAGACCGCGCTTTCGGCCTCTGCCAACTTCGCCGCAGCCACCGGCTCCTCCCTGCAGGATGCCGCCGACCTGATCTCGACGGCGCGCGACGTTTTCAAGGACCTTGATGACACGACCCTGGCAGATCAGCTGGCCAAGGCGGTCAACCTGTCGAAACTGACCGGCGAGGACTTGAAGACCATCCTGTCGCTGGCTGGCCAGACCGCCGAACAGTTCGGCTTGTCTTCTGAGCAGTTCCTCGGTGCGGTCGGCACCCTGCGTAACGCGGGCCTGAAAGCATCCACGGTAGCCACTGGCCTGCGTCAAGGCATGCTGGAGGTCTTCTCGCCCGATGCCACTTTGATTAAGGCCCTGCAGAATCGGTACCGCGCGCTCGGTGAGGAAATGGGCGAGGCCGCAATTCGCGCCCGCTTCCAGGCGTTTACCAAGGGCGAGAACCCGCTGCTTGCCGCGGCCACTGAGCTGCAGCGCCTCGGATTCAACGGGGAGGGGGCTGGTGACTTTGCCCGCGCGTTCGACGTGCGAGCAATCAACGCCCTGCAGGCCCTGATCAACAACCTCGACAGTTTCGCCGGCAGCACGGCTGCCATCACCTTCGGCCAGTCGGCCGCTGAAGGCGCGACCACGTCGATGCGCTCCCTGTCTTCGTCGGTGGAGAACCTCGGCTCCAACATCAGCCTGTTGGCCTCCGAAAAGTCGGGCGGTCTGGTCGGGTGGTTGGCTGAGGTGTCGGACGGCGCGAGTGCGGCCATCCAACGCATGCGCGAGCTGCAACAGGCTCGCGATGCCGGAGTGGAGGCCCCAGGTTCTGACGGCAGCACCGGGTCTAGGGTCGGAGCAGTTCTGGAAAGCGCCCTGAGCAATGCAGGCCGGGGCTTCTCGTCGGCCTTCGACGGATTCACTGCAATCCCGAGCGTGCTCACCGGTGACCGCAAGGTCTACGACCCAGAGCGCATCGCTGCCGAACAGGCGAACCTTCAGGCCAAGGAAGGGGCCAAACTTCAGGCCACCGTACAGGCCAAGATCCAGCAGTACATTGACGCCGCCAAGGCGTTCGACGTCACGGCCGCTGAGCTCGGCGGTTCTGTCGGCAAGACTGCTGAAGGCATCCTCAAAATGCAGGATGCGTCGGTCAGTCTCACCACGGCGCTGGAGCAGACGTTCGGGCAGTCAGGTGAGGAAGTCCGCAAGGCGGTGGCGGACTACACGAAGCTGGCCCCCTCCCTGCGCCCGAAAGCTCTCGAGGAACTCAAAGCTCAGTTCCCGCAGCTGGCGGAAGGCGTCGACGACCGGACGTTCTTTAACCTCGGCCGCCAGCTGAAAACTGTCGACGACGGTCTGAAGGAATACTCGAAGGAGATCACCCGCGAGATTCTGCAGGCCGGCGAAGTTATTCAGCGCATGGGGGATAGAACGGCCCCGCAGTCCGCTGAGGAGTTGCGCGCCATCGTTCTGCGTCAGCAGCTGCAGAGCGATGAGCAGATTCAGGCCATCGTAGCCGGCACCTCGACGGAGACGGCACAGGTCCAGATCGAGGCTATACGGCGACTGTCGCAGACCCTGGCCGATGCCAACACTCAGATGGCGGAAGGCCTGCAAAATAGCGCCAGCGGTAGCCTCGCCCAGCTGCAGCGCGAGATTCGCCGCGTCATCACCAACCGTCCCGCCGAGGCGCGCGCACCGGAACTGAAAGCAGCCGTCACCTCGTTCCTCGCCAGCCTGCAGGAAGTGGATGACCGCACGATCGCTACTTTGCAGGAGAACGCAGCCAAACTACGCGAGGCGGCTCAGTCGCAGCCGAAGGCGGAGGCGGACGCCTCTCTCGCTGCAGCAGGCCAGATCGAAGCCGCTGCAGCCAGCAAGGAAACTCAGTTAGTCGGAGCCCGGCGCGAGCGTGTGCAAGCCACCCGCACCAGCATCAACCCGACCCTGCAGTCTGCTGACTTTATCGAGTGGCTGAAGGGTCAGTTCCCAGAAGGCGGCACCGAGTTCGACTCGGTGGTCAATGCGGCCAACCGCCGCGACCGCACGACTGGTGCGTTCGTTGGGGTGACGGGCACCGAAGCGCAGGCCAACGACTCCACCTTCCGGTACGCCGACAAGTGGACGAAGGCGTACAAGGAGGTCCAGCAGCAGGCCGACGTCCTTGCAGAGAAGCAGGATGCGCAGACCCGCGAGCGGCTGGCTGCCGAGGACGCCCTGTCCAAGGCGCAGGAGGCCCGGCAGGCGGCGGATACCGATCGCGACTTTAAGAACCTGCCCGGTCTGATTGAACAGGAGCGCCAGGCCGAACAGCGCATGCAGCAGTTCCGGCTTGACGAGGCTCGTGCCCGTGAGCGCGGTTCGCTGGGCGACCCGGAGGCGTTCAAGCAGGCTCGCGACGCCCGCCTGACCGAAGAGGCCAAGGTCAACAAGATCAACGAGCAGGCGGCCAAGCGCCAGGGCGAGGCCGCGCGTAAACGGGAAAAAGAGGACCTGGAGGCCGAGGCCAAGACCCTGAAGCTGCAGATAGCGAAACTCAGCGTGGGCATTCAGGGTGCGCTTGATATCGGTGACGTGGAGAAGGCCAAGGAGCTGGGTGCCGAACGGGACACCCTGAACCAGAAGTGGCTGGCCGTCGAGAAAGAGCGTCTGGGCAATGAGAGCAAGCACAGCGCCGCCCTCAAAGCCGAGTATGACGAGCTCGAGAAAACTGTCAGGGAATTCGGGGCCTCGCTGGAAGACCAGCTGGCGCTGATCGACGCGAAGGCGGCTGCTCGGCAGCGCGTTGTCCAGGGGGCCGAGCTCTCCTTTGCTGAGAGTCGAGATCCGGCCAAGGACGCGCGCTTCGAGACCTTCGGCGCCCCACTCACTCGCGAAGAGCGGACCCGCCGCCTGTCTCAGGACAAGAAGGTCGTTGACGCGAAGGTCGCCGTATCGCAGAGCCAGCTGGCCGGTTACGAAGGCATTATCGCCAAGGGCCGACCGACCAATGACCTCGACCTCAAAGCCTACAACGAGGCACAGGAACGCGCGCTCGATCTGCGTGGGACGCTGGTCGGACTCCGGCAAGAGCAGGCCATGCTCAATGCCGAGATAGACCGCACCGGCGCGACGTGGATGAAAGCCTTTGAGGACGGGGGCGACCTCGAGATTCTGAAGGCCCGCCTGCAGTCCGCACAGTATTCGGTCGAGAACCTCGGGCAGGCGCTGCAGGAGAATCTTGCCTCTGCGTTCGACGCGGTTGGCGACGCTGCAGCCGATGCGTTGCTCGAGCAACGCAGCTTTGCTGACGCGCTCATCGAAAGCCTCGGGCAGGTGGCCGAGGAATACCTGCGCACGCTGATAAAGACCGGCATCAACTCCCTCGCCACCGGCGCGCTGAAGGTGTTCTCCGGAGACTCCGGGGAGGATAAAGACAATGCCAAGGCGGCCGGGGCCAGCTCGGCGCTGAGCGCCCTGCAGGGGTTTCTTGGCGTCGGCGGGGAGCCTGGCACTTCGGAGCAGAACCCGCTCTACGTCAGCGTAGTGGATGCGCCTACTGGAGCCCCCGGGGCTGAAGGGGAGAAAGGCCCAGTTCAGGGCTTTATCGAGGGACTAAAGGAAAAGTTCTTTGGCTTGTTTGGTAGCTTAGGGGACACCCTGAAAGGGGTTTTTGGCCCGCTGATGAGAGGCCTATCCGCCTTGTTCGGAGGCGGCTCCAGCGGACAAAAGAATGCCGCCCTCGTCCAGACGGGCCTGCAAATAGCAGGGATGTTCCTGCCGGGGCCGGGGGCCGCGGCGCAGGGGGCTTCAAAGGGCATGACCGACATGCCGATGAGGTTTGCCAATGTCGCGGCCACCGGCGGCATCATTGGCACTGGCGGTCAGGTTCTGCGCGCGGCCACCGGCGGCATCATGAAGGGCCCCGGCTCCGGCACCTCCGACTCCCTGCGCGGCTTCGTTGTCGACAAGAAAGGGCGGAGGCAGCCTATCCACACCAGCTCTGGTGAGGGGATCCTCAACGCCCGTGCGGTAGCCAATCTCGGGGAGGACTTTGTCCACGAAGCTAACTCTGGCCGGTTCCATAAGGCTCAATCTTCCTTCGGTGGCCAATCGTCGGCGCTGGCGTCAGCTTCCAGGTCGGTGGCTGATAAGATACAGTCCGCTGCGCAATCGTCCCCGCCTGTCCGAGTGGATGGGTCAGTTCACATCAGCAATATGATGGACTCCGGGTCGATGGTAGCCACTGGAGCTAAGACTCCGGTCGGCCGTCGCGCGTTTATGAACTTTATCAAAGACAACCGGGATGAAATCCGGCAGATCGTGAGGTAACAATGGCGTTCGAAATTGCTACCGCGACGGGTTTCGACGACCTTTGCGATCGGATCTACAACTTTCTGACGGCTAACGCCGCGCTGGTCGGCGCCGGCCAGCAGTGGGTGTCGCCGGGCGCTGCTGGTCCGGCGTGGGCGGCCGTAGGTGTCGCGCCGGGAGTCAACACCCATCGAGCCCTGCGCGCGCCGGGCGCTGGCACCGACGTCAACCTGCACTGTTACCTCACGAAGCGGAGCAACCCATCCACCCCGTACTACAATTTAGGCATATCGGCGTCAGGCGGGTTCGAGGCAGGGCAGCTACCGTTCGACCAACCCAACCCGTCAAGCTACCGGCACTGGATCACATGCTGGGACGCCCCGATGCCGTACTGGATCGTGGCGGACAACCGTTTCATGAAGTTGATGGTAAAAGTGGGCGCTACCTGCCAGACCATGTGCTTCGGGCTTCTTCTGCCGAACGGTACCCCGACAGAGATCCCCTACGTAGTCTACGTTGGTGCGGTCAGGGCGGTTGCCGGGGAGACCGGGCTCACCTCCAACCACAACTCGTCAACCTACGACTTCGCCTCCTTTTTTGACCCGTCCGGGTACGCCGAGTACAGGCACCCGAGCGGGGTGTGGGCCCCAGTCAGAAACCACTATGAGTCGTCTGGATCCTACCAGGCGGATACTTCCAGCAGTTCGATCTGGCCGTGGACGGGGTCCACCTCTGATTTAAACACCATCGCCACCCTTCGGGAGTGCTTCGACAACGGCGGCCCTGGAGGGGAGTACCCCCTGTTTCAGGCCGCCCTGATCAGCTCCTACGCCGGCAACAATATAATCGGCTACCTTCCGGGGGTTTTCTGGATCCCCGGGTTTAGCCAGACGTTTGAGAACACGTTAACCATCGCGGGCGGCAACTACGTCGTGGCGCAGTCTCACGTCCATAGCCATAGAAACGCCTTTGCCGCCTTCAAACTGGAGTGACCCATGGCCCATGAGACCGGGGTGGCCTCCACCCCCTTCGACCTTCTGGATAAGTTCCGCATTTTCTGCGTAGCCAACGGCTGCACACAAAGTCAGTGGTACACGATCGCAAATGGCAGTCAACAGGATAGGATCCTGCACCTGGTGTTTGGCACTAAGCACTTCCTTTTCATGTGTCAAACGCCAGGGGTGGGGGCTCCTCACACTCTGATCGGACTGAAAGTGTTCACCGGGGTCGGGACCGGGCTGGCGTGGGCCAGTTACACCTTGGCCGGGCAGCCGTGCTACACCGCCAGCCTGGGTGCCGGCCCTTACGCGGCCTACGACTTCTTCCAATTTGGGGGTACCATTACTTGCGTAGCGGAAATCACTGCCGGGGTGTTTCAGCATTTTAGTTTTGGCAATATCAGCAAGAAAGGTACATTTACTGGCGGGGAGTTTGTAACCACTTGCAGGTGGGGAGGCCCGTCATCCCAGTTTCAGGTCCCTAGTTCCGGGTACCACAATTTCAGCTTTGACAGCATACTGGCCTCCAACTCGGACAACGGAGCGGGCTATTCTGGGCACTTGCGCTGCGACTACGCCGGGGATGCCACCCCTCGGTACTTTTATTTTGGCCACCCTACGGCTGCCAGCCGGGTGATGGGGGGCGCCCGCGCGAACGTAGGGACCAATCCCGGGGGGTATGGGTATCTTTCCGATAAGGGGCCTAACACCCTCAACCTCCGCAATAACATCCTGCCCCTATTCGGTATGGTCCCCGATCAAGGGGGGACCAACAGAGTCTACATCGGGGAGTTTGACGGGGTGGCCTCCTGTGACAACCGCCTCCTGCCCAACGGTACGATCGTGGAGACAGTCTGGAAGGTGTTCCCGGCCAGGGCGCGGTACCTAACCCCTCAAGCCCCCGGGGTTAACAGTTCGGACACCTACGCATACGCTTACAGAATGAGCTGATATGGCCGTCATTCCCGGGTTTCTGGCCGTAGGCCCTTTCAACACCGCTGTGTCAGCTTTAGTGCCTGGCAACCTGGCCCTGCACGCCGTCGACATGAATTTGCTGGAGACCGGGGTATTTACCCAAGCCCCTCTGCTCGGGGTCGTCAGCAACAACGCGCCGATAGATATTGTCCACGGTGCGGTGGTTGGACTTATCACCCAGACCTCCCACTACCCCATCTTCTATGATCACATCCACATCCTGCCCGCCCTCCTTGAGCTGGGCAACGTATTGTCCACGCAGTTTAGGACTGTGGAGGTCTACAACGCGTTCGCAACGCCGTCCGACGTGACCTCCCTACTGGGTCTAAATTCCGACGGCATCTCAGTCACTGAGCCTTTTCCTACGCCTTACGCGATCCCGCCCTACTCGTCCGTACTTTACGAGTTCTCGATCTCGGTGGACGGCCCTGCCACTGTCTCAGCTATCTTCCGTTGGACCATCGAAGGAGGTGAGTATGACCTGACCCTGACGGGGCAGCGGGTGATGGTGTTTCCCTACCAGCCGGACTGGCAACAAGGGCTGGTGGAGACCTTGAAGTGGCTGACCTCGGTCATGGTGTACCACGACGGCGGCGAGAAGCGGGTGAGCCTGCGGCAGCGTCCTCGTCTCTCTTTGGAGATCGGCTATCTGCTCTGGAAGGAGTCCCTGACCGGCGCCAAGAATTTCATTCAGGCATGGCAGGACCGCAGCATGGCGGTACCTCTCTGGCAGGATCAGAGGAAACTAACGGCGGCGGTTGCAGCTGGTTCGTCCACCCTCCCCCTGGACCCCACTCGCGCAGGATTTTACGAAGGGTACCCGGTGGTGGTTTACTTGAACCCCAACCGTTTTGAGACGGTCCAGGTGGCGGCGGTTGCGGCCGACTCGCTGACGTTGTCGGCCCCCGCCCTGCAGAGCTGGCCTGCCGGCGCACTGGTGATTCCCCTCGTATTTGCAAAACTCCGCGCCAGCGTCTCGTTGGCCGAAGATAATGAGGCGCTGGCGCGGTTTCGCCTCAACTGGGAGGCGGATGCGGATCGCACTCAGCCGTGGCTTCCGGTGGCGGCGGCCCCCTTCACCTTGGATACCTACGAGCGATTGCAGGCGGATACCAACTGGCGGGACGGACTGCCTGTCGCCACCGAGTACGAAGCCTCGATCCTGGATTACCAGACAGGGGCGGTAAACGCCACCGGCGGGCGGGAGTTTTACCGCGCGCGCAAAGGATTCAAGTGGACTCAGATCGGGAGAGCCAAGGCGGAAACTTTCCGGCAGTTTATGACCCGTCGCGCTGGCCGTCGGGTACCTTTCTTCGCCTCGACCCTCCGCCGTGATTTCGAGCCCCTGACGGCCATCGCCAACGGGTCCAGCAGTCTGCTGGTCCGGCACACGTTTGACCCACTGACGGTCAGGGGGTTGGTTACCCACCGCCATATCGAGATCCTGCTGGCCGGCGGGGCTCGCCTCATCCGAACCATAGACAACATCAGCGACAACGGCGACGGGACAGCCAGCCTGGTGGTAGGAAGCCAATTCACCGCCAGCTACCCTCTCACCTCCATCCTGCGTATAAGCTACCTTCAGCTGTCCAGGCTTGCTGATGACGAGGTGTCTATCCGCTGGCTGAACCCGGAAATTGCCGAGACGGACGTGTCCTACATCGAGGTGAGCGAATGACCTACCAGTCGGTCGCAGACAGCGCGCACGGCGCCACCGCCTATCAGCTGCTCCTGTTCTCCAGCAGTGACGGGCAGTATTACGCATACACCACGGGGGATATCGCACGCACCTACCAGTCACGCACCTACCAGGCCGGGTACGCCCTGAAAGTCGGGGAGATCCGTGACGGCGCGCTGCACGCTGACCACGAGGTTGAGATATTCATGCCATCCGACCACCCAGTCGCGGTTCAGTTTGAGGAGGGTGTCCCCGATGCTGAATGGACCGTGGAAGTGCTGATGGGGCACGACGGCGACGCCGGGGTCGTCCAGCTGTGGAAGGGGGTGATCCTTACTTCGGCATTTGAGGAGCTGGCCGGCACCGGCGAGTCCCATACTAAGCTCACTTGCAAAAGCCGCCTGGCCGCCCTGTACCAGAGCGGACTCCCTTACCGCTTCGGGAGTGGCTGCCAGCACGCCGTCTACCGATCCGGCTGCAACCTCAATCAGACTACCAACTCTTTCGAATACCCTCTAACAGCGGTCAACGGGGTTCAACTGCAGGCTTTCGGATTCGACACTCACCCGGACGGTGAATTTACGGCTGGGTTTGTCCGGCAGGGCTCGGCATATCGGGCAGTAAAAGCACACGTCGGGGACACGATCACCTTGAACCGGCCCCTCCCTGCGGCGGTGGTCGGGAGCTTAGTGACAGTCTACCGAGGCTGCGACCGGTCGGAGGCGAGATGCGAAGCACTCGGAAATTTCGATAACATCTTCAGGTTTGATATCCCAGGGCGCGACATCTTTCGGGAAGGGGTTAAGTAGTGGAATTCGTTTGGTCTGCATTGTTCGGTCAAAGCGGAGCGTTAGACCCCCAGCTGGCGGTCGGCTGGTACATCGCCTACGCCATCGCCTCCCTCGCCCTGATGGACTACCAGTCCAAAGTGAAGGACTCCAACTACAAGGTCAAAGGCCTTAATGAACTCGACTTTCCAACAGTGACGGAAGACAGGGACATCCCCTACGTGGCTGGGGACGTACTGGTCAAGGCATCCAATATGACCTGGTACGGCAATTACCGCCCACGGAAGCTGACCGAGTCGGTTCGTGACGGGTTTTTCAACAAGACCACAGTCACCGTCGGCGAGGAGTACCGGTTCGGTGCCCAGTTCGCCCTCTGCTGGGGAGTGGTCGACGAGCTCGTCAGCCTGACGATGGACGATAAAGTCGCCTGGACAGGGTCGGTGACCACAGATACCACCTTCAACGTCAGTAACCGCGGACTTTTTGGTGGGCGTAAGTACGGCGGCGGGGTGCACGCGACGTGCGAATTTTACCGTGGGACCACCACTCAGGGTGCCTCCGCCTACCTCACCTCTCAGCGGGGGGGGAAGGCGTACAACCTGAGGGGGTTATGCCATATTGTCTGGAGAGGCCCCAGTGCGGGAAAGATCGAAGGCGCCTCATCGGGACTGAACGGTGAGCAGACGGTGATCCGCCCCTACCACTGGAGGGTTCGCCGTTGGCCAAATAACTTAGCTCTCGGCTCCAACCGCCACAAGATTGGTACGTCCGCCAATCCAGCCGAACTCATGTACGAGCTGCTTACCGGCCGCCATATTCAGCTCGCTGGGGGCGGTAAGGTCACCCCACACCTGCGCGACGATGAGCTGAATACCGCCTCTTTCGTGTCCGCCGGCATCACTTTTTTCAACGAGGGGCTGGGTGTCTCCATCCAGTGGAACAGCAGCGGTTCCGTGATGGACCTGGTGGAGGACCTGGAGAGGCTGACCAGTTCGAAACTGGTCCGTAACCCAGAGACTGGGCTGTATGACCTAGTGGCCATGCGGGCTGGCTACGACGTCATGACGTTACCCGGCTATGGCCCCCACAACGTGGCTGACGTCGTTGGCGGGACTTACCAGGCGCTGAATTCCCTGATAAACCGAATGAACGGATCCTACACGGACCTTACGGACTTCGAGCAAAAGCCGATCACCGTCCAGAGCCTCGGTGAGATGTGGATGGTGAGAAACGAGGTCAAGAGCGATATGGATCTGTCCATGCTCAATGACAAGGCCGTTGCCACCACCCGCCTGCAGACGGAAATGAAACGTCTGGGGTCCCCCTTGTTCAGCGCCACGCTCGTCTGCGACCGGTCCGCGTGGAAGCAGAAGCCTACCGACGTCATTCGGCTGAACTGGCCGCGCCGCAATATCGTGGATATGGCGTGCAGGGTCATGGCGGTGGACTACAGCGAATTCCTGGACCAGGTAGTGAAACTCTCTGTGGTCCAGGACATTTACTCTATAGAGGCCGCCACTGCCGGGACACCCGACGGATCCGGGTGGACGGAACCCTCCCGCAGCCCAGCCCCAGTCACCACCTATAAAGTTCAGGAGATGCCGGTCCACATCCTCGGCGCTAACCCCCCCGCGCGCCTTATGCTATGGGCTGAACCACCTAACACTTTCTCCAACTCCGCCGATATTCAAGTCTCCGTGAACTCGGCAGCCTACGCACTCGCCGTCGAAGACGCCCCCCTGCAGTACGCGGGAAGACTGACTCAGGCGCTTCCCCAATCGGTGAGTGAGGTGGACACCTCCAGCAACCTGCGCATCTCCGTCGACTTCGATACCAGCGACTTCGTCCTCAGCCCCACGGCCGCCAATATCCACACTGACTGGCTTAACATAATCCAGATAGACGACGAGATTCTCGCCGTGCTGGGATGGTCTGAAACTGCGACAGAGGTCGTCGTAAGTAGCGCCTATCGCGGCCTTTTCGACACGGCGCCGGCCGACCACCTTTCAGGCGCGGTGGTCTGGAAGCTGTCAGAGGCGATCCTCCTGTCTGCCCCTGAAGTGCCCGCCGGCCGCAGCTGGGCCGTCAAAATGCAGACGGCCGCTCCCGCCGGCGTCCTGGCTTTGGCAAGCGCCCCGGTCACCGGATCTGGCACTACGGCCGCAGCGGGGACCACTAGGGCGGAGCTGCCCTATTTGCCGGGCGTCCTGCGGATCAACGGGGGTGGAACCACTTCTTTTTCGGGGCCAGCGGCCTGGACCTGGACCCATCGCAGCCGCCTCAACTACGCAACCGACTGGTACGTGGGGTCCAGCGGAACCCTGGAAGCGTCAGCCACCTACACCCTGCGCATCTACGGCGACAACGACCTCGCCCTGCGTACCGTTACCGGCCTGACCACCGCCTCCTACACCTACCCTGAGGCCACGGAATTATCCGATATTCAGGCAGCCGGAGGTTCCGCCGACGCAGGCGACGTGGTTATTTCACTCCGATTTGGGGACGCTGACGGCTCCACCACCACCGTGGAAGACCACGGTGGGTCTGTGACGTTGCAGGGGTCTTCCACCATCTCTACGGCGCAGGCCGTGCTCACCAGCAGCTCTTTGGCCTGTGCTGCTGACGCGGTCTCCGACGCGGGCCTGACCTTAGCTGCCAACCCACTGTTTGCTTTCGGCCAAAAGCCTTTTACGGTCGAGCTGTGGCTGAGGGTAACTGCTCGACCAGCTTCAGGGTATGCCCCGGTTCTTGACTTCCGTACAGCGGAGCCCCAGGTGGCTGGGTTTCTCGGGCTGAGCGCGTCCGGTAACCTGACGTGGTTCGTAAACGGTGCCACCCCCAGAGTGACCTCGGCAGTTCTCGGGAATGGCGCCTGGCACCACATTGCAATCGTCCGTTCCGGCGGGTTTACGACCATGTGGGTTAACGGCGCCTCCGCGGGCGGGTTCGCCGACGCCAACAACTACGTCGCTGGTGGCCCGGTCCACGTCGGCCGTCGGTTCGCTTTCGCCGTGCCTGGCAACTTCCAAGGCCACATCGGGCCGGTTCGCGTAGTGGTCGGCGCATCAGCCTATGTCCTACCTTTCCAGACCCCTTCCCTGATTTGGCCTGTGGGAGACCCGCAGGGTCCTCTGCGGGCCTTGCAACTGCACTTTGATGACGCCCCCGGATCCACTGAGACGTTCGCGGTGGAGGGGCAACGGATGGCGATAACCAACGCCTCTATCTCGTCGGCCCAGTCCCGGTTCGGGGGCCGGTCCCTGCTCTTGAATGGCACCAGTGGCTACGCCCAGTTCGCCGGCGCTGCGGACACGTGCAGATTTCCGGGGGACTTCTGCGTGGAGGGGTGGTTCTACCCGACCTCCCTGGCCGGCACCAACGGCCGCACCCTCTGCGACTTCCGCCTCTCCTCAGCTTCGGCCTCAGGGTTTTGGGTGGGGCTGCAGAATACTACAGGCTACTTGGGGTTCTACACCAACAGCACCTACACAATCATTGATACTGCGGCCCCTTCTCTAAACGTCTGGCATCACTTCGCAGTCACCCGCAGCGCCGGCGTGGTGTCGCTGTGGCTGGACGGGGTGCTGGTGGGCACCACGGCCAACGCGACGGATTTCAGTGACGGCTGGCTGACCTTGGGCCGTTCTACCGCCTCAGCTGCGAGCTACTACGCAGGCCACCTTGACGAGTACCGAATCACCAAGGGTGCGCCAGTCTATGCAGCGCCGTTCACTCCCCCCGCTTCGGCTTTTCAGGACATCAGCCTGCCTGTAGACCCCCACGGCACGCGCGTTTCCTGCCTCCTGCACGGAGAGGGAACGGAAGGCGCAGCCACGATGACTGACGTTAAAGGTAACGGGTTTACCGCAACTTCGGCGTTTACGGTGGCCGCGCAGCAGCGGTTCGGTGCTCGTTCCATCTACTTCAGCACCACCACCTCGCGTGTCATATCGGCCTCTGCGCTTGACGCCTTTCAGGTAGGGGGCAGCGGCGGGTCCTTTACGGTGGAGGGCTGGTTCCGGTTCAGCTCCGTAGCCAATACACCTACCCTCTGGCAGAGCCGGGTCAGCACCAACCAGATGCTGTTGCTGCGCCTGAGTGGGGGCCTGATGGAGCTGCGGGGCCTGAACAGCGGGTCCTTGACCTTGTTAACATCCACATTCGCCCCTGTAGTGGACACCTGGTACCACATTGCCGTAAGCCGGCCACTGGGCGTGGCCCCTCTGTTGTTTGTGGACGGGGTCAACTTCCCTCTCACTGGGACTTTCACGTACAACACAGGCGGAGTCCCCGCCAATTTTGTGCTAGGCACCAACATGGACTCTATAATCGCCGCCAACGGATTTACCGGCTACATGGACGACATCCGGGTGACCAAAGGGGTTGGCCGGTACGGGGGTGACTTTACCCCTCCCGATCGGGCGTTCCTAGATGGCAGTGCAGGGGCTTTGAGTAGCCGTCTCCGTCTGGAGTTAGAGACGGTCAGGGGCAGTGCGGTGTCGCTGCAGAGATACAATCGGACCTTCTCCAGGGTCTGACGCCAACCGCCGACTCTTTCATCCACCTTTTTCGGGGCTTGATATAATGACCACTATCTCATTGCTGTCGGACTTTCCTGAACTCATGCGCGTTGCGAATGATCGCCGTGCGAAGCTCAGAAGTATTCCACGTGCAGTTGTATCCACGGAATCGCCGGCGGGAGGGCGCAGAGTGACAGACGGTTTGCAAGAAGAAGTGCGGAATACGGTTAAGCGCGACCGCGCCGACCACGTTCTGCGCACCCTGACTACGGTGGGTATTTACGTCCTCACCGGCATTGTCGCCGGTGTCGGCGGCCAGGTCTGGCAGCTGTCTCAACAGGCCCCGCAAGTCTCCCTTCTGCTGGAGCAGAACAGTAAGACGATGACTATGCTGGCGGATGCTCAGCACCGCCAGGAGCTAAACCTGACATCAGTCGGCTCCTCGCAAGAGGCGTTGCGCAATGAACTGGCCCTGGTCCAGTCGCAGATCACCACCGCGCAGGCTCGCCTGCAGGAGATCGAGAGGGCGCTGGCCCGTAAGGGGATGATGTGACCGACCGCCTCCTGCTCGAACGAGGGTACACAGACCTCGGCACGCTCGGCCGCCTGACCATTCAGGCGGAGGACGGTAGCGCCCTGTGGACCTGCTCCACCATCGAACGGCCTTGGCTGAACAACGAAGCCAAGGTCTCCTGCATTCCGGAAGGGACGTACTCCCTGCAGCTGCGCAACAGCCCGATCGTGCAACGCACGTCGAAGGGGAAATTTCTCCAGGGATGGGAGGTAACCGGCGTGTCGGGCCGCTCCCTGATAATGATCCACATCGCCAATTACGTAGACGACCTGCTTGGCTGCATCGGGGTCGGTCAGCGGCAGTCGGTTATCGAGGGAAAAATCGCAGTGGCCAATTCGGCCGTCTGCTTCCAGGAACTCATGGCCAAGCTGGGCGGCCAGAAGGCGTGGGAACTCCACATCACCGCGCGTCGCGCACGTTCGAAGGGCTGATCATGGATCCGTTATCTGCAGTAGCACTGGCCACGGCTTTGCTGAGAGAGACCGGACTGGGGGAGTTCCTCGGCAGGAAACTGGGCGGGGACGCCGGCGCCGCCGTCGCCGAGCAGGTGCTGAGCACAGCACAGGTGGTGACCCAGACGAGTTCGCCGCAGGAGGCGCTGGAGGCGCTCCGCACCAATGCCGATCAGGCGCACGCCTTGCGGCTGCGTCTGCTGGAGGTCCATGAGGCGGGGATGCGGGCGGAGATGGAAGACCGGGCCAGTGCTCGAGCGATGCAGGTCGCGGCCCTCGCCCAAAACGACCTGTTCTCGAAGCGGTTCGTTTACTACTTCGCGATCGGCTGGTCACTGGCGGCGGTGCTGTACTTCTACCTGGCCACCTTCATCGAGGTGCCAGAAAAGAACTTGCGGATGGCTGACACCATTCTCGGGTTCCTGCTCGGGATGGTGGTGCCGGTAATCATTGCCTACTTCTACGGCTCCAGCAAAGGCAGCTTCAACAAAGATCAAGGCATGATGACCGCGATCTCAGCCCTCGGATCCCGCGAGACTGATCGGCGGAACCCCCTCTGATGTCACCACGCCCCCGCTGATGCAGGAGCCAAGGAGCGGCTTCTGCCCCTCTTCCAAGTACCACGGCACATGCCGGCGGCATCCGCTGCACCACTTTTCGTTCGTCGACGTGAAGCTGACGAGATGCCTATCCCCGCAGTATTGACACTCCTTGGTGGTCTGCTTTTTCACCGGTACGCCCTAGCACGCAGGCGCTGTTCGTGGTCTTTCTGGCAATCGGTGTCGCAGTAGCGGCCGACAGTTATCTTGCTGTCGCAGTTCAGGCAGAACCCTGACAGGCGCTGGAGCGCGGCGCCGTGTCGTTTGGCCTTGGCTCGCTGCTGCTGGAAGTTTATCTGCTCTTGAATTTCTTGCTCCGCCTGCGCGAAGTCGGCCGGGTCCGCCACGTCGAGTTCCTTACTGGTGTGAAAAAGGGTGTGAAAAAGGGTGTGAATATCGGTGTGAATATCGGTGTGAATTTTAGCGCGACCCGGCCGGCCCTGCGGCCGGCCGGGTGTCCAATCAGATGCCGCAGAGAGCAACGATCTCGAGGACGGCAAGGTCTGGCTCTCCGTCCACGAGGGCTACGTCGTGCTCGATAGCCCCTGAGTTGTATACGTAGCTCCGACTATCCCCCTCGAAGGTGAAGCCTTGTCGGTGAAGGCGCACGACGTGAATTTCGTGGTCGGTGCCAGCAATGACGGCGCCCACCTCCTCAATGAAGCCCCCGTCCGAGACGACCACGTCCCTGCCCAGTGCCGCCGCCTCGTTGGCCAGGGCCTTGCCGAAGTAGCCCTTTCCGAACACCGGTTTGATCCACTCCTCCGACACCTTGATCAGGTACTGGCGCTGAGTCAGGCCGCCGAGCAGGTCCCAGGGCGCCTCTTTCAAGGCCCTGTTGTTGTACCTCTCATTCCAAGTCACTTCGCTAATGCGTGCGATAAGCAGAGCTACCCGAACCAGCTCCCCCTTGAATCTCAGCTCGGTGTGCATCAGTTGCTTGACGAATAATCTGGCGATCGTGTCCTTTCCGCAGCCAGGCGGGCCGTTAAGGATAGTCAGTTTAGGTTTTCTGGCTGTCATGCCGGACTCCTTGAGGTTGAATGACGCCGTTAAAACGAACCACTTTCGGCGGCTCGGTGCTGGGTGGCGGGAATGCGGACGGCCGCGGGGCCGTCCGTTTCTTACTGCTGGTCGTCATACTGGGGAGCCTCCGGCGGTTGCGCCGCTTCCGACTTCCACGGCAGGAAGGTCATCGAGGCTATCTCGCGCGCGTCCGTCACAAAATCCTTCCAGAAGTCCTCAACGTAGTAGGGCCAGAACGCGATCACGGTCTTGCCGATGCGCAGCAGAGGCCACATGATCGGGTAGATCAGCAGAGAGCCGGCGCCGAGGAGCCGCGTCCGTAGCGGCCGGTACCGGTACTGGTCCTGGAGGGTGGACGGGTCAAACTGCTTCATGGGTACCTTCCCCTAATTGGATTGTGTTGTTGAACAGGGCCGAGTCGAACTCCCGGTGCGTAACAGCGATAACCTGGCGTCCGCTGGCTGCCAGCAGCGCCATCGCTGCGGCGGAGTGCTCGGCGTCGCAGTCGGCGCTCGGCTCATCCAGCAGGATAATATCCAGCGGTGACGGGGCCGAGTCAGCCAGCGCCAGTTGAATGGCGAGGCCCATGATCGCCGACTGCGCGCCGGACGCCTCTGCCAGCTCCATCTCGAAGCCGTCCTCCCGGAACCCGAACTCGCCATCCGCGCTGCGAGTAACCTCAGTGATGCGACCACCGGTGGCACTGCTGACGAACATCGAGGCCGAGGCAGTGAATACTTCCCAAACCTGCGCGGTGAGGCGGTCACGGCTGCTGCGGATGTAGTTCTGCAGCTCGGTCAGCCGGCCCAGTTTCAGGGACGCCTGCTCGAAGCGAGCATTACGGTCCAGTACCACGGCCAGCTCGCCCTGCAGCTTGGACAGGGACGCCATGTCGGCTTCGTAGGCCTCCCGGATCTGCGCGGCCTCGATACGGGCGCAGCGGGCCAGCTCGGCGCACTCGGACGCCTTCGCAGTGGCTGCCTCGGATTCCGCCTCCAAGGCCTCCGGGGTCTTACCCTCGAACGCCTCCAGCTCTTTCTGTTTCCCGGCAAGGTCGGCGATCAGGCGCTGTTCGTCGGCCGTCATGCTGGACAGGTCGGACTCCTTGCGGATGAGCTGCCGGCGAGCCGACTCAGCAGCTTCCAGCTGGGTCTCCAGCGCGGCGGCCTTGGTCGACAGCGACGCTAACTCATCCGTCAGGGATGCTGGCGTGCCGGCCGACAACTCCTCCAGCTCCTTCAGGCGCACCGCTCTGCGCTCTTCCTGCAGAGATCGTGCCGTGTTGAGTCGGGCAAGCGCCGCCTGCGCGTCGTCGATAGCCTTTTTCGCAGCCTTGGCCTCCGCCAGCCCCGCCTGCGCTTTCTCCAGATCCAGCTGCCGCGCCGTACGCTTATCGACCAGCGGCTGCATCAACTCGGCGTAGTGCTCCGGCCCGTGCTGGCCGTCGAACGGGCGCTTGCAAGCGGAGCATACCCCCTCCTTCGACGCCTTCAGGACGGCCTCGATCTGGTCATTCAGGGAGCGGATGTCGGCAGCCATTTCCTGCCTGGTCGCTTCCAGTCCTTCGATGTAAGACTCGTTGCCAATGTCTTGCTTGAGATTGGCAGTGTCGAGGGCGGCCTGCAGAGGGGCGGCGTCTGACTCCGGTGCGACGACGACCTTTTGCACGGCCTCTGCCGCCACGCGCAGACGCTCGGCCAGGCCCTGCAGCCGGGCCTTCTCCGTGATCGCGGCATCGCGCTGCGCCTTCATTTCGTTGATCGCATCGACCGTCAGCGCCTCGCCACGGAGGGTCCCCAGCACGAGTTGGGTTGCCTCCTTGGTCTCCTGCACCTGATTCAGTTCACTTTGCAGGGCGGACATCTTCCGGTTCAGTGCGCGCAGTGAGCTGGCCCGATTGCTGGCCGTCTCGGCATCGCGGCGCCACACGGCAGCAGCCTCGGCCTGATGCGTGGCGATTTCGGCGGCAGCAGCCTCCATGGTCTTGGAGTTCATCGTCGCCACCTTCAGCGCCTCGATCTCGGCCTGCAGGGCGTCGGGTTCGACGAACTCAAGGCCGACGAGAAACTTGTTCTGGGCACCGATATCTGCGCTCAGCTCGGTCAGCGCGTCGCTGACCTTGTTGAGGCCGCGCAACTCGCTGACGATCTTGAACAGCTCAGTGCTGCCGGCGCGCAGCAGCGCCTCGGCCTGCTTCTGCCGGGCGTACTTGATCTGGGCGAAGCGTTTCAGGGGCATGCCCAGCAGACGCGCGATGGCGTTGTTTACGGGGCTGGTGCCGCTGGCCACCGCGCTCCACTCGAGCGGAGCTGACGGCCAGGCCGTACCTTCCGGGGCCTCGTACAGGTGGGCGGTGGTCTTGCCACGTTCCACGTGGAACATTCGACCGCCCTGCTTCCACGTCAGGCTGGCGCCGAAGCCGGAGTTGGTGTCCCGGTTCTGCAGGCGCTTACCCGGCACCATGCGGCTGCCGCCGAGGCAGAACATGATGCCGTTGAGCAGGGTTGACTTGCCGGTGTAGTTCGGCCCGACGATGCCATTCAGGCCGGCGGTGAAGTCAACGACGAGGTGGCGATGTTTTTTGAAGTTCTTCAGTTCCAGTTGCAGCAACATCTCTTATTCCTCCACCACTCGTTCAGCCGTGGCCACTTTCAGGCCGTCCAGCAATTCCAGCAGGTCGTCACGCCCCGCTGCCTGTAACTCTGCGCGGATCGTCTCCCACGCATCCTCGGCCGGGTGCTCGTCATCGACCACCTCCTGCCCTGCCTTGGCCAGGTGGACGTTGGCGCGGATTGCATAGGGCGGACTGGCCACCGACCACAGACGCTTCAGCACGCGGCTCAGGTCCATGGCCTGATCGGCTTCCACCGTGCCTTTGATATCGATGAAGTTGAGGCCGTTGCCGATCACGTCGAGATCCCCGGTCAGCAGCTCGCCCACCTGCAGCTCCGCGTAGCCGCTGCCTTTGCGCCACACCGTCACGAACTCGATCTCGCCGGTGTCGGCGTCAACGAGGGCGATGCGCTTATCCGAAATGTCGCCGAACCCAGTCGGGTGCGTGTTCCCCAGCACGATCAGGCGGCCGTCGAAGTCTTCCTTCGGGTTGTGGTCGTGGCCGATCAGGATGCGATCGAACACTTCCAGCAGCTTGCCGGCGCGCTGGCGGGACAGGTTCAGCGTCACGTCGTTGCAGGCGAACTCCATGTCGTAGTTGCAATGCAGGAGGAGGTGCATGTGCCGGCGGGTACGGCCCTCGGATTCGTCAACCAACTCACGGTCCTCGGCCATCTTCGTCGCTGCGCAAAGGGCCTCCTCGAACAGGTCGTCGCGACTGTGATGTGGCACGATGTAGAACGCACACTGCCCCATCTCGGTGACGAAAAATCCGGATTCGTTGAACGGAACCCGGCGGATCCCGCTGTCGCCCTCGCTGGAGAGCACCTGTTCCAGTACCTGCAAGGTACCCACCCGGGTGACGTCATTCACCACGTCATGGTTGCCGGCCATAACCATGTCTACGCTCTGTGCCACGTCCAGCGCCTGCAGGAGAGTGGCTTCTGTGTTCTGGTACTTGTCCAGCAGGTCTCCGAGGCAGAGCCAGGTGCCGGCCCCTTCCTGCTGCAGGATGCCCTTGACGTGGTAGTACAGGTCGTTCTGCAGCCGCTTGCGACTATCGAGGGTGGTGTTGGCCGACAGCACCTTGCCGAGGTGCGGGTCGGTGAAAATGCCTATCTTCATTTCAAGTCTCCTTGATCGGGGCGGGTGCGCCGTACCGGCTATCCAGCAGCAGCGCCTCTGTGAACTGTTCTTTGAACTCGGACATACTACCGTACGGTAGGCAGTCCTGTCTCTTTAATCGCTTCCCAGCCGCGTGTCTCACCTCTGCCACATGACCCCCGTGCCACAGCTCCACCCTGCCGGTGCGCTGCTGCAGGAAGAGGACGTGCGTCACCGCGCCGGCGCGTCGCCATAATTTGTGGTGGGTGGCCTGCTCCTTTGAAAGCAGGCCGGACAGGTTGGCCGCGAGGCTGTCATGCACCTCGCTGCTCTTTAGCTCCCAGAGGTGCAGGGCGCCTTTGAACAACAGGAAGAAGTCGCCCGGCTGATCCGGCAGGTAGGACCCCGCGCTGCGGGTGTCGTACAGGCGGTGCGGCACGGCCGGGTACTTCTGCATGAGGCCTTTGAGGTAGAGTTGGAACTCCTCCTCGAATACCTTGCCTTTCTCCTGGGCGGTTTTAGCCATGCGGGATCACCTTTCCGAACACCTTGGGAGGTGGCCCTTTCCGATCAGAGTTTGCCCACTTGGCGACTTCCTCAATCTCCGCCCACGTCAGGCCCTCAAACAGGACGTCGGGGTCGCGCGTCGGTGGCGGGCGAACCGCCCGCTCCCCGTCCCAGTCCGCAAGCCGGTACTGAGTTATGGTTATTTGCTTGCGACCTTCCAGCAAGTATTTGAATTCTTGCTTGTAGTAGTCCCACATAGCCTCACCCCCCACAAATCACAAGCACACGCGACGGCCGCGTGCAGGCCACGTAGAGGCACTGCAGCGCCTCCTTCCGGTTCCGGTTCGCCATGATGTCGGCCAGATCCACGAACACCGTCTCGTAGGTAGAGCCCTGCGCGCGGTGAGCGGTTATGGCGTGGCAGGGGCGGACGTCGTGGATGACCTCTTTCGCTGCCCAGAACTCTCGCCAGCGGCCGGTCTCCTTGGCCCTCTGACTGAGGCGATTGAGGAGGTCCTTGTAAGCCCGCTCCGACACCGGATGCACCACGTATGCCGGCACCCAGCTATCTCCAAACTCCGGGTCGATCTCGAGCCGGTAGCAGGTGATGTCCTTGTAAATCGGGTGCTGCATGATGGTGATCTGCTCCACCGTGCCCTCTTCATCGGTGGTCATCAGGGTGCCCAGCTCGTGCCCGGCGAGGTCCATGATCGGCTGGGTGGTGACAACCCGCTCCCCGAGCTGGAACGGAGACTGTGCTGCCTTCTCCTCGCCATACATGGCATCGCGAATGATGCCGTTGTAGTTCTGCACGGTGGCGTTCCGCCATGCGATCGTCTTGATCGACCCCGGCTTCTCGGCGTAGTTCTCAGAGGTAAAGGCTTTGCATGCCTGCACCCTGAATTGCTTCCAGTTCACTTTGTAGACGCCGCCGTTCTCATCGTGATCAGAGACGACTTGAAGGGTGTCGCCCTGGAACTGGCATGCGCGCAGGTGGGTGGCCAGCGTCAGGATCTGGTTGTCGTGACGCATGACCTCGGTCAGAACCCTCTTGAACCGGACAGTGGCCACCGGCGACTCCGTCTCCCCGACCGGCGGCAGCTGCGCTGGGTCGCCCATGAAGATGAACTTGACGCCCTCGTCGAAGGCGGTCTGGGTGATGTACTTCCAGACGTTCTTGTTCAGCATGAACGCCTCGTCGACCACGACGATTTTGTATTGGTCCGCGCGGTTGCCGCCGTCATAGGCAGAGACTTCGCGGACTTCCCCCTCGCTGTCCAGGCGCAGGCCCAGCAGCGAAAAGATCGTCGAGGTTTCGGAGATCCCGCCCTCCCTGTCGCACAGCTGGCGCAGGACTTTGGTGGCCTTGTTGGTCGGCGCGGTCAGGGTGATGGAACCCTCGTACTCTTTCACGAAGGTCATCACGCACGTCGACTTACCGGTACCGGCGAACCCCTCCAGCAGGAAGAAGGGTTCGTCCCCGGCCGCGAACTCGTGCATCGTATCGACAGCGTCCCGCTGCGTTGAATTCAAAGTAATCATGGTTCAGCCCTCTCGGTGGTTTGCTTATTTGTTGCCTTCGACCTCTTCCGGTCTCAGATCCGTGCGCTCTTTGATGAAGCGCGGGTGGCGCAGGGAGCCCGCCTTGGTGACGCCGTTGCTCAGCACCTCGATGACGCGGTCGACCACGGGCCTGCCGGTGGGCTGCACGACGTGAGTCACCACCTCTTCGCTGTCGGGATCGACCAGCTGGTACGAAACCTCCCGGCCTACGTGGTCAGCCCACCATTGCGCGCGCTGCTCCGGGCTGAAGCCTCCGCCGATATTTACCTCGACGCCTTTGAAGTCCACAGTCAGGCCGCCCAGTGACCCCTCGAACTGGCCCTTGCCTTCGTAGGCGCCGGTGACCTGCACGTCGTAGGTTTCCTCCAGTTTCAGCTTCATCCAGTACGGGCTTTTCTTCGGCTCGTACCGGCCAAAGTGCGGCTTGGCTATCAGGCCCTCATGCCCCTTGTCCAGCACCTCACCGTACAATTCCAGCAGCTCCTCGTAGCTGTGCACGGTGTAACTCTCGGCCGGCAGCACCTGATCGATCGCATGCACCCCGGTCAGCAAAGACTGCACCGCAGCCCGGCGCCACTCCTGCGTTTCTGACTGCTCTTTACCGGTGAACTGAACCCAGGGCAGGATGTCGATGGCGCGTAGGATGGCGCCGCGCGCCTCTACGCTCTGTTTCTTCAGGGCGGACGCGGTATCCTCGAACGCCTGCATATCTCCCCCCACACCCTCAAAGTCCCCGACAAACTTGGTGTGCTCAGGGAACAGGTGCAGGCGGGCGCGCATAGCCACTTGAATGACCTTCTCGCTCATCCACTGCATCGCCGGCAGCGGCAGGCCGTTGCGCGACACTGCCAGTGCGGTGGACTGCTCGACGCTGGCGCCTACGTCGACGACGAACAGGGTGCGGATGCCGTCATACTTAATGTCGGCGTCGAGGGGGAACGCTGGCTTGCCGTGTTTCTTGGCCATGCGCTGCAGTTTTTTAAGGTCGAACGTCTCACCTCGCATGCAGGCGAACACCGGCACCGTGCCTGGCCGCACCTGATTCACGAGCGTATCGCTGAACCCTGCGCGCAGGTCTTTCCGGATAACCCGCTTCAACAGCTCCCGACTTTTCAGGGTGAGGCTGGTCAGGTGGGCGGCAACACCGTTCATCGCGGCGTGGCCGGTCAGCTTGCGCTCGGCCAGGGCGTCCAGCAGGTTCCACGTGCGGTCATCGAAGACCTCGGTACCGGCGGCGTCCGGCACCGGCGGCATGTCCTGCAGGCCGTAGGTGATGAACGGGTTCACCGCAGCGGATACGCAGCGCAGGAACAGGGGATGCTCCAGCGCCTCCTTCAGGAGGCGGGCCTTATCCTTGGAGCCACGGACGCTTCCGATTTGAGTCAGGGCGTCTAAAACCAGATCAGTCGTAATAGTCATGCTGTCACCTTCGGTTCAAACATTTTGGAGAGGGCGGCTTCGATCTTCCGATCGCTCGGCCAGTCCCCCAGTTCATAGTTCGATGTGTCGTGCCAGTCCTTGCCGATGGAGACTTCCGCCATCATCGGAATCGGGTGGCCCGGCGGAGTTACGTTCATCAGCCGCTGCTGGTGATTGATGAATTCAGGCAGGCGTTCGATCGGTACGGTCGAAACAATTTCGTCGTACACCGGCGCGATCATCACTGCACCGTTCCGGTAGAACAGCTCCTCTTCGTGCGCTGCGGTAAGCACCACCTTGAGGATGTCCGCCGCACAGGCCTGGATCTTGTGGTTGACCGTCTGCCGCTCAGCGCGGCGCCGCGCTGACCGATCTCGACCTACCAGATCCTTGCTGCAGTGCTTGCGGGTGCCATAAGCGGTGGTGATGAAGCCGTACTTGCATGCCTCTTCCACCACTTCTTCCTGCCACGGCGCCATGCGTGGGTAGCCGGTGAATACCAGCTTCATCAGCATGTCAGCGAAGGCCTCCGGAACGCCCAACTTCATCGCCAGCGTGAAGGCAGTGCCGCCGTAGATGATCAGGAAGTTGACCACCTTGGCCATCTTCCTGACCTGGTTCACCACCTTGGCCAGCTTGTCCGGGGCGAAGCCCTGAAACTCTTCCAGCGCGCCGCTCAGGAAGTGGCGGAACTGCTCATAGTCCATCACCCCGCTCTCGTCGAAGATCAGAGAGTTGAGAACCTGCTGGTTCATTTCCTGTGCAATAACCCGCCTTGCGAACGTGCAGCCGGTGACGGAGTGAATATCCCGTGTCCGGGTGCGGGTCATGCCATCGTCTTCATAGGTGCCGAGGCCGGTGTAGGCGTCGATCATCACCGGGTCGCGCGCCTCGCTGCCGAAGATGCGCAGCTCCTGGCCGCTGAAGTCGGTCGCCACGATGACCTGCTTCGGCAGCTTCGGGATGTGCAGGTCGAAGGGCCTCAGCCATGCGACGGCTGAAGTCTCCACCGGCGTCACATCGCGCGGCACATAGATCGACCGGAGATCACCCTTCGACACCTGCAGGATATTCGGGCTGCTGCCGGTGGGGCGGCGCGTCGCCGTCCCACAGTTTTTGATTGCAGGGTGAATCAGGCCGTCGCGAGGGTGCTGCCAGTGCGGGTACTTCCGGTAGAACAACGACTCCCGAGTCATCGCTTCCTTCACGCTGAGGAGGGTTTTCAGCAGCTCGCGCTTCCAGCTGTCCGGGGCCGTGTCCTCGGCGATGGCCATCTGGATGGCCTCTTCGTCAGTGCCCGGTGACCCCTCCAGTCCGAGGACCTGCCGGGTGCTGTCGCGCTGCGGCATCGTCCGCAGACGCACCGGGAACGCCAGCTTGCAGTACAGCAGCTCGCGCATCTGGTCGGGGCTGCCCAGGTTGAGTTCGTCCCCTTCCTGAATCGTCCTGCCCTCGCCCTTCATCAGCACGTCTTCGCAGAACTGTTTCAGGGCGTGGTACTCGTCCCCCTCTCGTTTGTTCAGCTGGTGGGCAGCGGAGCCAAGCAGGTCGAGGAACTGCGCACGTTTTTCTGAGTGCGGGGCTTCCGGTAACGGCTCTACGGTAGCGTTCGACAACCACTCACTGATGAACTTTTTACTGTTTTTCTCGATCGGCCAGCGGCACCCGACCCGATACGCCATCGAAGTCAGCACAGTCGGGGTCGGGATAAATTCCCACGGCTCGAATCGCTCGCTGTACGGGTTGTAGCGGGAGCTCTCGATCCAGCGCAGGCGGGTCTCTTCCAGCTTCGCTTCGATCTGCTCTTTCGACAGCTTGTCGCCGCGGGTGTGGCGCATGATCTGACGGAGGTTGTCGAGGTCGGCCTTGGCCAGCGCCAGTGACCCGGCCTCGTTCACTTCGCTACAGTGCTCAGTCAGCAGCGCGCGGATGCTTTCCATACCTGACCGAACCGTCTCGGCGTCAGCGGCCTGCAGCTCGCGCATCCGCTCAAAGTCAATCCGGGTACCCTGCTCGAAGGCGTGACTGATCGGGTGCACCGTCAGGCGGTCCTTCTCGAACACGAAGTCCCACTGCTGCTCGAGCTTCAGGATCATCCAGAACAGCACACCCAGCCGCGCGGTGCAGAAGGCGTCGTCGCAACCGTAGCTGAGCACCTGATCGCCGGTCAGATCCCGCATGTCCTTGGCCCCACACTTCTCCATCAGGGCCTTGAAGGTCTCCTGCGTGTAATGAAAGTACAGAAGGCTGTTGTCCTTGAGGCCCATGAACTCATTTTCGTCCACGTAGCTGGACCAGATCATTGAGTCGGCAATGCCTTCCGGGGTGAAGTCCAGATTCAGCTTCGTCACCTGTTCTTCGAAACTGGCGTTGTGAGCCAGCAGCAGCTGCTCGCGGTGCCTTTTCATCAGGAATCCGCGCCACACGCTCAGGTCGACATTGGCAGTGTCCCGGTGGGCGATTGGCATGTAGAACGTATGCTGC